AGTTCGGTGGCTTCCTGGGACTACGAACCACAGATGTGGTCGGCATGGAAGGGATTACAGCCACAGACATGCTGGACTACCAGATGCCGAGAGGTGACGATTTGTCACGGGTTGGGACCGAGGCTCACTTTCTCGGCCAATATCTGCCCTGGGACTCTAACGAAAACGCCATGATCGCAGCAAGGCACGGCATGAAACGAAACGCTGGCTATCCGCCTTGTTACGCTAACTGGTGGGATCACGAGAATCTGGACAACGCACAGACCGGGTTACATGACTACTTCATGTTCCGTAAATATGGCTTTGGTCGCGGGTGCCAGCAAATAAGCGTAGACGTGCGATCAGGACTTATAGATAGGGATGTAGCCATGAAGTGGCTGGAGAAGCATGAAGGTGCCTTTCCATTCGTCTACGGCGGCGTTCCGGTAGAGGATGTCTTGGACCGCATCGGAATGAGCCGAGAGCAGTTGGAAAAACTGGCTAATCAGTTCTCGGAATAGACTTATACCAAGTTATACACGTTTCCAGGTATAAATAGATATAAATGCTGGCGAAGCGGATAATCCCCGTCATGCTGGCTCGTGGCAAGAAGCTGGTGAAGGGTGAGGGCTTCAATGGCTGGCGCAATGTCGGCCATGTTCTACAGTCCGCGAAGGTACACGCTGCGCGTGGCGTAGACGAGTTGATGATCCTGGATATTGCTGCCACGAAAGAAAACCGCGGCCCTGATCTGAACGTAATCAGCGAACTGGCAGACGGTTGCTACATACCGATTACGGTTGGAGGAGGCGTCAAGACCGTCCATGACATAGACAGGCTGTTACGCGCAGGCGCAGACAAAGTTGCAATATGCTCTGCCGCATGGGGAGACGATATCATTGCCAGAGCCGCAGATAGATTCGGCTGCCAGGCCATCACAGTCGTCATCGACTACGAATGGATGACCCACGAAGAAGAACCAGACAAATCCTACCCTCTGATAAAAGTCCACAATAACACTCAAATTGTAAAAAAGCCTATGAACGACGGCTATACTGCAATCAGGGTAACAGAGGCCATCGAGTTGATGCAAGCATTGGGGGCCGGTGAAATCCTCTTGCAGCACGCCCAGGCAGACGGTACGCTATGTGGGTACGACTGCGAGCTTTTAGAGGCTCTGAGGCCCCTTTTAAGCGTTCCTGTCGTGATAGCCGGTGGCTGTTCAGGCTACGAGGATATGCACAAAGCTATCAAGGCCGGAGCAGACGGTGTTGCAGCGGGTGCGCTGTACCAGTTCACCGACGCTACGCCCAAGGGGGCCGCGCAGTATCTGGCTGAGAATGGTGTGAGCGTTCGGCTTCAGTGACTTTACAGACACAAGTAGCTGCGGTTCCGTACTTCAAAGCAAAACCGTCGTTCATATAAGTTAAGTTCTTATACAGATTATGTTCTATATGTATATATTTAATCCTGTTTCTATACAGGTTCTTATGGATTCCCTAGATTTCACCGGTTCGATGGCGAAGCCCCCCCTACCCCCCAACATGTGAGAAGTAGAAAGAGCATCAGATTCCCTGAGTAACGACTCGGACATCCGACGACCCGCGACCGGCATTGCAGCCACCAGATTACTCTGGCTTCCATCTGCTTCGCGGGTAAGCCCCAGCAGCGTCGCGCATGGATTGCACGGTTGCCTTACGGCAGCGACTACCATGGACGCAGAAAGCAAGAAGCCCTTCTCTACTGCGCCCGGTGAGTAAGCACCGGTTGCCATTTCTGGCTGCGCATGAGAGAAGGGCCGTCCCTTGACATCACCACACTGACCACACTGCTTACTCAATGGTGATGTTATTATCCACACCAGAAAACCTTTGTCAAGTCCTTTTTTTCGGTGTGGTTATTTCCAAGGCTCTGTGAGAGGTAAATCCTTCTGGGCCGTCGGTGTAAACAGCCTTGATCTGAGCGACGACTGATCTAGTTTTAGTGAGACTGGCCGCATAAACGCAGGCATGGTCGAAGTCCTCGTCGAACCCTACGAAGTCATTGTCAACTATGACGGCGAACAGATTCAGTAGTTCACGTTCGTTTGCCATTCTTACGCTCTCGTTCCTCGAACAATGCTCGCTCTGATTGCCAGAAGTTGAACAATCTGGCGGCTCGCTGATACGTCATCAGATGAATCTTCCCACGCGCTACTTGCGAGAGATAACCTCGGCTAAAACCGCACGCCTGCTGGATTTTGTTGATGTTCCAGCCCCACCGTTTCAAGTCCTCGATGATGCTGAAGGCGTCTATCTCAGACGGTATCATCTTTCGAAACAATCTTCAGTAAGTGGTGCTGGAGCAACAATGTCACGGGTAAACGATAGTCCTTCTATCTTATCGAACATCGCTGGGGAAATGCCGAGTGCCGGTCTAGCCGTGACCACGTTCAAGCCGAATCGTATCTTGTCCCCCTTCGACACGGAGGAACAGACCCACAATGAGCGTCGTAGCTCGGGGGTTTCGCCGGGCTTTGTCCCAACTTTGGAGCCAAGAGAAGAGGCTGCATCTCGTACAGCTTGAACCATGGAATTGAATTCGGCAGGGTTCAATGCGAATCCGCTATCCGGCCCGCCATCGGAACGAGACAAGCAAATATGCTTCTCGATCATCACAGCACCGAGAGCCGTAGCTACTACTGGGGCAGTGTTCGACATTGTATGGTCGCTGAGCCCCCATTTATAGTCCAACGAGGCAAGGCCCCGCAGGTTCATCGTAGAGGATTCCGCTGGATAGGCTGATGTGCAGGCCAACATTATGGCTTTTGCATCCGCGGCGTCGTAAGCAGCCGCTATCTCGTCGCAGTTAGCCATCCCTGTGGAGATTATTACTTCATCAGCCTTGCTCGAGGCATATCGAATCAATGGAATATCTACTAACTCGAACGAAGCGATTTTGATTCGATATGAACCAAGGTTTATCAGGTAGTTGACTGACGCATTATCGAAGGCAGAACCAAACGGGTCCAGTCCGATGTTTTTGCAGTGATTGAAGATTATGTCGATGTCGCGCCAACTCAGGAAAGTCTCGCCGTACAAGTCATACAACGAACGCCCTTTCCAAGGCCCACGAGCCACCAGGTAGCCGCGATCCAGGCACATAGTCCCAGGTGACCAGCATTGAATTTTGAACGCATCAGCGCCCGCTAATTTAGCCGCGTCGGCCAGCTTCAGTGCGTTCGACAACTTCCCGTTGTGAGACGCCCCAAGTTCTGCGACTATGGTTGGGCTAATCACGTCGGTATGTGGTCTGGATCAGATCGAAGCCCAACGACTTGAATAGAATCCGACTCTTATCGTTTTGTGGCGCAATGTTCGCCAACAACGGGCCAGGATGATCCGAGATCAATTTGGTCAGCGCGGCGCGGGCATATCCCCGACCTCGTTCCGCCACTAGCACGGCGATGCCGACTTCGTCCAATTTCGTCAGGTAGCACGTGCCGATCAGGCGACCTTCGACCTTGATTGCGTACCAAAATTTATACGGGTGCGAGTCGTGGAAAGCCTCGTGCTGTGCAAGCAAGGGCATCTTGCGGTGTGAGATAGACTCGATTGCCTCACGCTCCGACAGTAACTTCCATGTCAGGGCGCAGGCAATCGAGCGGTCAACCGTATAAATATCGACCAGTTCGACCGGCATCACTTATGCGGTGCAGGCATCGCTGGAATCTGTTTCACATCCCACAGTTTAGCGGCGAAAGCCTTACGCTCGCCCCTAGGTAGATCAACGCCAGATTTACGCAGGCGCGATAACATCGAAGCTACGTTCGTCGCTTTACGCTCAAGCGCAAGTGCAATCTCAGGTACCTTCGTACCATGTCGATAGAGCTTTACCAACTCATTGACATCGGCCTGAGTCCACGGCTTATAGTCCATATTCTTACGCGGTTTCTTTTCCATGAAATTCCTCTAGTGGTTAAAATGAGCGATTATACACTAAGCAACCACTGGAAGAATAGTGTGAGTGCATACCCTGACAACAGGCCGGTGCAGTAGATCGCGAACAAGAATAGACAATCACGAGTCGGAAGTGTGTCGTAGTCAGTCATATCGACCCCCTTTATCCTTTGAATCGTTGAATTTCGGCCACGTGATCAGTGTAGTAGTCTAGCAGGATCTGTGCTGCCTCTGATTGTTGCTTTAGACGAGGCATGTTTTGTCCTTGGTAATCTGGTGATAATGATAGATAAGTCTGTACTGCGCGAAGCATTGTGTAAGGGTCAGGATTCTCGCATCGATCCTTGTAGGAAAAGCCGCACTGTGAGCCATCGCCATCGTTGATAATAGTCAGCACGATGTCATTGATTACATGGTTTTGATGGTACATGTTGCATCCTATCAGTCGTCAAAATACACAGATCGCAGCAGTTCGGCCTGCGCGCCTTCATAGTCGATGGCGTAAACCACGACTACGCCATCATCGTCACGGATGTCGGTACACCCTGCGCAGTAGCTCACATGCAATTCTGGTGAGTCGTCGGTGTTGGGTAGAGTAGTCATGCTGCCACCTTTGAGGTTTCGGTTGCAGGCTCGATCGCAGGCTCAGGGCCCTCTCCCAGCCAGTCCCCGACATATGGCGGCGGGGGGAAGCCCTCCCGCGTGTTGAGCTGCATCAGCGCGCCGATTGCGTTATCGGTCTGGAACTGCACCAGCGCGCCGGCTTTAGTCCCGTTATGGTGAATTATTGGGGAATACGTGCATCCGCCCGTCAGTTTTTCGTTGATATCGCCCATTTTGCCGAGATATCGTGCGTTATACTGGCCCGCCTCGCCGCTGGGCGACCGAGCCAACCGCAACACTCTGCGCCAGTCAGGGTAGGTGCCGTCGACAGGTGCGGCAGACGTTACCGTGCCTGCGTACATGTTGCGCAGCGTGATCGTCTGTTTCGGGGGGGATTCTTTGGTTTCGCCCGGTACAGATTCAAATTCCAGTAGCAGATCGTACTGCCGTGCGGTGAATTTTACTGACTTGGCAAACGCGATAGGCACGATAAAATCCGCTTGCGGTATCTCGCAATCTTGGTCATAACGGGTAGCGATTAGATAGTGCCCGTTAGTAGTCACTAACGTCACGGTCTTAGTGCCGTTCGTTTCGACATTGATACCGTTTAAGTAAGCGCGAGTGTCGTTTGTAGGCGCGCTTATACAATGCGCTTGCCAATGCGTTTTAGGAATTGTCAGTGTAATCATGTGATGGACTCCTGTAATCTGCCCAGAATTGAGCATTGCAAGGCCCCGATGCACGGGGCGATGCGATGGTCAATCATTTTGTTAAAACGTCAGTAAAATCTGGCGCTTCGCCTTTGTATTCTGCCACGCGAAATGAGTGCCAACCGTCAGCTGTCGCCAGTTTTTTGGCTTTGGGAATATCGATCGGGTTTATGGTATGTAGCAAAATTGATTCCATACCCTCGCAGGTTTCGCCTTTTGCTAAGCCGTAAAGTAGGTATTCGGTCTTCATGCCGCCGCCTTTTGTTTTCCCGCCTCTATGCCCTTCAGATAAGAGCGCATCAGCTCGAATATTTCGCGTTTTGTGTGAAAGCCATCAATGATGCTTTTAACTCCGCCGTGTTCATTGTGCATTCTGACAAGTGAGTGCCCGCCATACGCCGAATCAAGGTGGTAGTGGCCAACATTCGAAATATAACTTGCGCCATTGTTGGTATAGGCCTCCATCGGCGAGCCTGTCGCCGCGTTTATCTCGTCTATCATTGCTTGCAGATGGTTTTCTGTGATTCTGTTCATGATTGTTTACTCCGTTTGGTTGAAGGGCGGGGTGATGATGTCAGGCGTCTGGGTATTGACCGTAGCAAGCCTTTGCGAGTCCGGCCAAGTCTCGCGTTTTGATGCTTGTCGGCAGGCAGTCTGCGATGCTTGAATTGACGCGGTAGCCTTGCACTATGGCTACAACACCATTTTCAAACACTGCGACGCAATTGCCGTTGCGCTTGTAAGTACGCGCCTTAGACCGGCCGATGGAATCTAGGTCAGAATCGTTGAGCCGCATTGCGCTGGTTATCATGATTATTTACTCCTGTCGGCCACGCGCACGGCGCGGAGGGCTATGGCTAGATCTGTGCGCAGTGCATTGATATGCGGCAGGGTTTTGTGGCAGTCGCACGAGTGATGCCACGCCATTGCGGAGTGCAGCTCTTGCCAAGCATGGCCGACAGCTCGCACTAGTTCAGCCCGTTGGGACTGTTGATAGTTGCATGGGTTGCGCATCGCTGCGGCTTGTAATGCGCGATTTGCTTCTCGTTGATATTTCAGCATGTTAGATCCTTGGTTGGTTGATGTGCAGTGCACAATTGATAATGTACAGGCGCCCTTCACGCCAGATCAGATTGCACAGATCTGGTGTTCAGTGCGGCTTGCTTACTGGTGGCGCATTTCTCGCATCGCTGCGTGATAGGCGTAGATTTGAATTCTGCCCAGCTGCACGACAGCGGGGTACGCAGGATGTTCCGACCGCAGGCTGTGCGCGCTGCTATCCCGCTTCCATTCTTGTTCAGGTGCATTTGGTGCGTCATGATGACCTCTGGTGGATTACGCCGAGGCAACATCGTCAACAGTGGCGACGATGTAGCCGTGTTGTGTTGCCCATGATTTTTACTTCGTTCGGTTGCCGAGCCGCACGATACAGTTACCGGCCGCGTCGTATGAGTCATCGATCACGCGCGCTGAGTCGTCGTCGGGCCCTGATCCATACAAGCCACCGCACCGACAATCGCTAACGCCACAAAGCTCATAATCGAGTCGCTTGGTCTGTCGCGCAGACAACCAACCGTCGCGCGATCGAAAAGTTGCCAAGTAACTGCCGTGGAAATTATTGCCGCTTACTTTGTATTGCATGATTTGCCCCTATGGTTATTTACAGCGTGTCATGATTACGAATTGGCGACATCGTCCACACTGGTGACGGTGTACCCGTTTTGTGCTGCCCATGACGCCGCGTCGCTTTCAGCTTCATCCGGTGTCATGCAATCCGGCGAGCGGTAAGTGTACGCGTGTGGCCCCCCCTCGTGATAATCTTTATCTGTAACCACATCTGCGCAATACTCGCCCCAAGAGCGTGGCTTGACGCTGATATATACCTTATATACCTTCATGATTTGCCCCTATGGTTGATGCTGCAACGATGGTGATGCAGTGATGTAATGATAGGTTCATGACATACCGATGGAAGTAGGCACCGTACCCATTTTAGCGTAAGGTAACGTCTATTTATCGTGTAGGGCAAACACCTACAGAAGGCATATATACTTCGCTTAAAGTTGTTGCAATTTCATAGGAAAAGAGTACAGTAGATCTGTGGACAAGTACGATAACGTGAGCGGGCACTAACATGCCAGCAGTTGCGAGAATAGACTGGGCGGAGGTTGAGCCGCGCTACCGCAGTGGTCGCTACACGTTTAGCGCGCTGGCATCGATGTTCGCCTGCAGCGAAACGGCGATCAGGAATCAGGCGCGAAAACGGGGATGGACACGTGACCTTGCCCCGGCCATCAAGGCCCGTGCTGACGAGATAGTCCAGCAGCAGGCCCTTGTCCATACTTCGGAAAGTAACAGTGAATTCGAAAGCGGCGGCGGATTATGGGCCAGTGAGCTTACTGACAAAGATATCAATCAGGCCGTAGAGCAAAATGCCAAGCAAATTGCCTGCATCAAAATAGCTCACAGAAAAGATATAGGAAGACTTAGAAAAGCATTGACCAAATTGTTAAAAGAGGTTGAGCAGGACAATAGAGCATTAGAGTACAAGCTCAAAGGCGTAAAGCTCGCAGCAGATACGCTCGAAACAATAATCAAGCTCGAATCAGAGTCATGGAATTTTGACAAACACGCCGAGCCTCAAACAGAGGCGCAACAAATAGACCCAATAGACGGCGCACGAAGATTAGCGTTCATTTTGGCGCGAGCAGAAAAGATACAAGGGCAGATAAATGTCGATACTCTACAATGAGCCCAGAGCCATAAGCAACACGGCAACACCCCCAAAGCCAAAGCGCACTAGCCACGAGCAGATAGTACAGCGCAAGGCACAGGGTAAACCCACAACACTAAAGCGCAAGAAAATAGTCAAAGGATACTACTGACCATGGCCAAACTCACAGCAGCCAAACGCAATAAGCTAAGCAACAAAACATTCGGACTGCCCAAAGCACGTAAATACCCAATGCCCGATAAATCCCACGCAATAAACGCAAAAGCCAGAGCTACACAAATGGTTGATAAGGGCAAATTATCGGAGGCAGCTAAGAATATCATTGATGCAAAGGCTAATTCAATTCTGGGCAGAGCAGGTAAATAATCCAACACTGGCGCGTACTTAGGTCAGCCGCAGCAGCAGCATCAGGGCAGATTCAGCAGCGGCAGCAGTGGCCGGGCGGGCGGACCGGGCGCGGGACCGGGCGCGGGACCGGGCGGGCGGGGGCCGGCGCCGTCGCTTAGCGGGGTGGCTGAGATAGAGTGTAACCCCTCCTACCCAGATAAAAATCGTGCGCTTGTGATGAGAAAAATCGTGCGTCTATGCTGAGTATTCTCGTATCTGTGGCGTATTTGTTTGTTGTGTAGCAGAAAAAAAGTGGTTTCAGCAAAGTGGTGAGTAGAATCATCATCATCAAAATGGTGTCTTTTACTCAAGATTGGGGTTAAAGTGGGGTGGTTGATGCGCTTTTCTCGGGTTTATACTTTTGGTTTGGAATGTCAAGACGGGTGTTTTTGTGATCTTTCTTGGCATCTTTGTTAGTCAAGACGGTATTTGGGCTTCAATGTTTATTCCAATATCAATAAATAGGAAGTTATCCACAGGGCTGGTCTGGGAAAATAAGGCTCAGAAACTGGAAAAGTCATGTGGAATCTCCACTTTTGGGGGTGTAAGTGTCGAAAAACACGGGTTTAGACCGAAGCAAACCGCTTGGTTGCTCAAAGGCGAGAATAATCACCAAAAGTTATCCACAGGGGAAATATCATGATGAAACTAGTATCTCTCAAGGCTTCTAAGGATGAAGTTAGTGAGGGGATGGCGACGCCGGACGGGTATCCGTTCAGCACGTCTATTTCGTTCGAGACGGATGTTTTGAAGAAGTTGGGGGTCAAGAAGTTACCGACTCCTGGGGATGAGTGGCATCTTATGGCGGTGGCTGATGTGACTTCTGTTAACAAGCAGGGTGAGGAATCGAGGGTTGGGCTTCAGATCAAGATGTTGGCTGTCACAAATCTTGAGGGCCCAGACAAGGGTGAGGTCGAGACTCCTGCGAGTGAGATCAAAGAGTCCAAGGCGAAGCCTGCCAAAGGTGGTTTGGTAGGGGAGTAACCCATCTAAAAACAGGCTGTTTTTTCCCTACACCGAATTTTACATAATATGGCTTTGAAGCAGATTATCCGCACTACGGCTGGGTCGGCGTATGGCCAGGACCCTATGGGGATGCCGGTGTGGAATCGTCGTGATGGTGGTCAATTAGCTATTGGTATGTGGAATGATGGTCTATCATACGTTTTTACAAGGACTTCTTCAGGTGTAGAGAATTACTCTTTTTTATCTGACAGGCAAACTGGTGTAACTAATTTTGCTGCACTTATGCCATTTTTTCAGAAGATGGCTGATGTGCAGAATTCGTCAGTATTGATTCAATGCGCTGGTGATTCGATAACCTATGGTTTGTATTCGGATGGGTCATCTACTCCAAGCGATACGAATCAAGCTCCTTATGCAATGCCTGCTCAGTTGTCTAAGTTCATGAATTCCAGAATTGGAATGACTGCTACTTTCTCAATCAATGCAGATGATGATAGAAATACTTTTGTAGGAGCATCGCAGGTTCAAAGCGTTGGCTTGGGTGGGTTTTGTAGGCAGATTACGAATACCCAAACTATCACTATTAACTTACCAGCCTGTACGACCATCGAAGTCATATATTACGAAAGCAATGGTACCAGTGGTACTCCAACCAGCGGAAGTTGTAGTTATAACTGGGGTGGTGGAACCGTCACTGGAAACATTACTTATGCAGCAACTTTCGATACTTACAAGAAAGCGACAATTGCTGTAACCGGAACTGCGCAAACTCTAGTCCTTACAGGAACTACAGCAAACCCTGTCTATGTTGCCCAGGTTAATTGCTATACGACTGGTGGAGTCGTGGTTGGTAGAAATGGTCGCGGAGGATGGACTACTAGCGATTTTCTGGGAACTGGAGGTAATTTTTCCACAGATGTCGCTGGACAAGCGCGTGTTCTTAAGGGATTCGGTCAGGGTTCTACGGCCTTAAATATAGTAATGCTTGGATTCAATGATTGTGCTTTACAAGCAACAGCGGGCCAATTAACCACTACCACATTATATAAGTCTAATCTTCTTCAAATTGCCAATAGAGACACAACAATCCCATTACTATTGGTCTCTGAACCAGATGGGCCAAATAGCGATGCCAGTCTTACGGAAAAGTATAGAGATTATTGGGCCGCTGCAAGGTCGCTGGCTACTATAGGTTCAAATATAGCTCACATGAGTATCGGAGATTTTTGGGGTAATTACACTACAGCCAATGCGAATGGATATAACGCAGGCTCTTCAGTCCATCCATCAAGGAAAGGATATGGGAGTATTGCGAATATGCTGGCAACAGTATTGAGCCGAGCCGATATATATAGAACTCAACTACTTACCGGACAATAAGGAGGGAAAATGTCTTATTTCAATAGTTTCTGTCCACAGGGAAATACCGTCCTTGTGGCTGCTAGTTCAAGTACCGGAGTTGCCGCAACTCAGTTGACGACGAATCCTGGTATTCAGATGGCGTATATTGCAAATCCGAGCACGGCTTTGCCTGTATATGTCGCTTTTGGTTCCAGTTCAGTCGCAGCGAGTTATCCTAGTACTACTACTCCATCGGCTGGAATGTGTATCCCGTTCAATTCGGCAAGGGTATTTGTAATTTCCCCTAGCCTTACAAATAACTGGATCAGTGCGGTCACCTCTGCGGGTGCTTCGCTTGGTTTGTTTGCAACCCCTGGCTACGGCCAATAATTAAAGGAGATTTATTATGTCTTGGAGTTCATTGTTAAATACGAGCATTCTTGGGCGTCGCCTGGGCCTGCAAATCGCAACCACCAACGTTAGCGGAAGCGGAGCTTCTGGGCGTACCGTTGATTTGCTGGTCGGCCCAGAGGAGTTGAAGCGAGGCGTTACGACAGCAGAAAGTACCGGCACGAATCTTGCCGCATGGGGCGTGAGCTTTGTTCCCGGAACGAGCGCTTCGTCCAGTGCCGTGTATACTCTCGATCCTCCGATCCCTGGTGTGCAGAAGTTTATTAACTTCAATTCGACTTCGCAGGGTCCGATTTACGTCAAGACAGCGAATGGAGAGACGTTTAATTCGACTCAAGGAACGACTTTCACCGTCCTCAAGAGCACGAATAACCAGGTCGGGGTAATCAGCCTTATGGGACTCACAACTGCGACGTGGGGACTGATTAATGTCGGTCTTAGCACGGCCACTTTTGCACTCACCTCTTCGACCTGAACGATGAGTTCTCTCGGCAGGGAAAAGAAGTCTGAGCCAACTCAGATACCAGTTCCCAATCCAGAGTTGAAAATTGCTCTGGTAGGGAGCGCTCCCGCATCCTGTAGAGCTGCCCCGTATCACGACCTAAGCTGGAAGATATGGGGCTGTTCACCGGGCCTGTATGGGGTTGCCGGACGGGTTGACGAGTGGTTCGAGCTTCACCTGTGGGAACCAGGCCAAACGTGGTTTAGCCCTGAGTATTGCCAATGGATGAAGAATCTGCCAAGTCATGGGGTAAAACTATGGACGGGCGCTCCAGTATCTGACTTACCGGGAAGCGAGGTTTATCCTGCCGAGGAAATGCTTAATCGGTTCGATCCGAACAGGTGGTTTTGTTCATCGAGTCTGTTCTGGATGATGGCAAGGGCTATAAGCATCGGAGCCACGAAGATCGGGTTCTGGGGCGTAGATATGGCAGCCGGTGAAGAGTATCAAATGCAGAGGGCTGGCATTCATTATCTGACATACATAGCCAAGAATCTTGGAATAGAGGTCGGAATTCCACATGAATCTGACTTGTTCACGCCACGGTTCCGGTACGGCATCGACGAGTGGACGCACGTATTCAGGAAAACCCGCGCACGCAAGGCAGAGTTGGAAATTCGTGTGAGGGATGCCGAAAGTCTCGTTCAGGCCAAGACTAATGAGGTGCATTTTCTCAAGGGCGCATTGGATGATCTGGAATATATGGGTCAGACATGGGTGGACAAAAAGCCTTATCTTGGTCCGACTAGCTAAATGGATGCTGTAGCAGAACTTCGCGCTCAACTCGCGGCGTTGAATCCGAGAGAGGAGCATAAAGTTTACAAGTCTGCACTGGAGCAGACAAGTTCCGTAAAGTGGGTTCCAAACCCAGGCCCACAAACGCAGGCTTATCTCTCAGATGCGGATTGTCTGCTATTCGGCGGCGAGCCAGGCGGAGGCAAGCAAGTTAGTATTCACTCACTTATACCTACGCCTAATGGTTGGACAACGATGGCCGAGATATGTGTCGGGCAGCAGGTAATCGACGACACTGGTAGGCCCTGCATGGTTGTAGCGAAGTCTAATGTTGATTGGACCGAGCAGGCCTATCGCTTAACGTTTTCAGATGGGTCTGTGATCGAGGCGGGTGCACGGCACCAGTGGGTAACGAGCACCCGTGCAGAGCGGATGCGTGCGCTCAAGTGTAATGACGAATGGCGCGCAGCGCGCCGAGCCAACCGTCCATTGCGCGGCACCGGCAAGCGACCTGATCTTGCAAAACGCAATGCCGAATCTGCTGTTTCGCAAGACTTGCCAACGTCATCTATCAAAACCACGCAGCAGATATTTGAAACGCTGAAGCGAGGCGACGGCGGACTAAACCATGCGATCGCAGTTGCTGGGTCGCTCCAACTGCCATGCGCAGAACTGCTGATTGATCCTTACGCGCTCGGTGCGTGGCTCGGGGATGGAGCATCAAAGTCTGGTCAGATTACAGGGTTAGATGAGGAGATATTCCAGCAGATTGCAAATGGTGGATACGTTGTAACGCAACACGCCTGCCCGAAAAGCCGTGGTGTGCTAGGTATTCAAAAGCACCTGAAGCAACTCGGTGTGTTTGGCAACAAACACATTCCACCAGCCTACCTTCGTGCATCTTTCGATCAGCGTTTGGCTCTCTTACAGGGCCTGATGGACACCGATGGATATTGTGATACTCGTGGTCAGTGCGAGATTCAACTGACGCGCAAGGAGTTGATCGATGGCGTACACGAACTGCTGTCATCGCTTGGCATCAAGGCCGAGATGCGTGATGGTGACGCTACGCTATACGGGCGCGTGGTCAGCCGTAAGTGGCGACTGAAGTTCATGACTGAGCTACCCGCATTCAAGCTACCGAGAAAACTGATACGCCAGAAACGCAGCGGCTTTCGCGGTACGCATAGCGTGCGGTATATCGTTGGCTGTGAGCCGATTGCACCCATTCCGATGCAATGTATTCAGGTAGACAGCCCATCACATTGCTATTTGGTCGGCAAGACAATGATCCCGACTCATAATAGCCAATTGATACTAGGTTTAGCATTTAATGAACATAAACGTTCACTAATAATGCGGCGTCAGTATGGTGAACTTGACCGTTTAGTCGATGATGCTCTCAAGATTCATGGAAGCAGAGAAGGATTCAACGGAAGTCCACCACCAAAGTTAAGAGTCACTGACAAACAGATTATAGAGTTTGCGGCTGCGCACCGGGTCGGTGATGAGCAGGCACAGATGGGTAAGGGCCGAGATTTGTTGGGAATCGACGAGGCCACTCACTTTGCCGAGCAGCAAGTAAGGTTCCTGATGGGATGGAACCGAAGTGAGGACCCGAATCAGCGGGTCAGAACAGTATTGGCGACGAATCCACCTCTATCAGCCGAGGGGCTGTGGGTTTTAAAGATGTTCGCCCCATGGATCGACCCACAATATCCTAATCCTGCGAAACCAGGAGAGTTGCGTTGGGTTATCAGCGATGATGATGGTAATGATCTTTGGGTGAATGGGCCAGAAGATATAAGGACTAACTCATCAGGCAAGAAGATCAGGCCGACTTCCAGAACGTATATTCCGTCGAAAGTCTCAGATAACCCATATTACGCAGCCAGCGATTATGAGAGACAGCTCGATGCAATGCCGGAGCCGTATCGTAGCCTGCTATTAGGCGGCTTCACGACTTCGTTCAAGGACCAGCCGGCGCAGATTATCCCGACCAAGTGGGTTCAATTAGCACAAGAACGCTGGACAAAAACCCCGCCGGTCGGGATTCCCATGTGCGTTATAGGAGTAGATGCCAGCGGTGGTGGAGCGGACCCGATGGTAATGGCCGCACGGCATGATGGCTGGTACGCGCCTCTCGTGGAGATTCAAGGAAAAGACATCCCGATGGAAAATATCGGGCCATACGGAGCCGGAAGGATTATCTCGCTTCGTCGAGACAATGCCCTTGTAGTGATCGACATGAGCGGTGGCTATGGCGGTTCTATGTACGACCATCTAAGACATAACGGTGTCGAGGTTAAATCGTACAAGGGCGCAGAAGCAACACCGAGACGGTCGATAGATGGGAAGCTGAAGTTCGTGAACAAGCGTACAGCAGCCCTGTGGGGGATGAGGGAAGCTCTTGATCCAGGACAGCCAGGAGGTAGCCCTATCATGTTGCCGCCAGATGCCAAGATCGTAGCGGACTTGACGGCTCCCACGTTCGAGGTAGTACCAAACGGAATAAAGGCTGAAGCGAAGGAAAAGATTTGCGACCGGCTTGGAAGATCGACAGATGCGGGTGATGCTATTGTGATGTGCTGGTTCGAGGGCGGAAGAAAGGCGACGAACGTAGTTGACTGGATGGACCTGAAAAAAGGTAAAGGCGGATATTTAGAGAAAATCCCTCAAGTGTTGACCAGTGGTAGAAAACCATTGACGGCCAATCGTGCGACTCGCCACTAAGGAAGATATTCCGTGGGTGGATCAGGTATTGAACCTTCCCGAAATAAGGTTGTGGACCACGTATGAGGGGCAGGGAAGAATAGAATCAGAAAAGTTAATGAAGCCTCCTAATATATTTGTCGTAGATGAGCGAGGGGTTGTTGCGGCGAATTATGTAGAGCCTGGCATATACAATGTTCATACCAATCTACTTCCTTCATGCAGGGGACAAAAAGCCGTAGAAGCAGCAAGTGAGTTTCTAAGATTCTTGTTTTTGGAACAAGAGGTATCAGAATTAAGGACTTCGATTCCCGAAACCATGCCTCACGTAAAAAGGTTTGCAAAACAGTTCGGCTTCAGATGGATTTATAACCGTAAAGAAGCATGGAAAGTCCTTGGGACTCTCGTTGATATGGGTTTCTATTCAATTACAAGAGAACAATATCTAGCAGGATTGGAGAAATAACATGCCAGTAGGAGATTGGATAGACAGTATAGGAAGTTCTGTTACTAATTTTTTATCCGGCCCGGCTGATGCTGTGGCTAATGCAGGTGGTCAGTTCGCTGAATCACCTCTTCTTCCTGCGGCAATCAATGCTGCGGCTACAGGGAATCCGGTTAGTCCTGTCGATGCAGGGACAGATGCAGCAACAACAGCAGGGACAGATGCAGCAACAACAGCAGGGACAGATGCAGTAACAGCGGCACAAGCTGATGCTGCCGCACAAGAGGCAGGAGCGTCATTGCAGGGAACGGCCTCTTCCGGGGCTTCAGCGTCAACATATTTCGGAACTGCTGGGTCTGGCGGCTTATTGGGAAACTTCAAGACAGCGGGGCAACTAATATCTGCGGCGAGTGGGATCAAGTCCCTGCTGACGAGGCCACCAAGTATGCCGAAACCGACGGTGGCACCAATCGTTCCTATGCCAGACCCACTGGCGCAGCAACGAGCCAAGCAAAAAGCTCTGCTACAGGCGGTTTTGGGACGAGGACGGGCTGCGTCAATACTGACGGACCCGAATCAGGCAAGCGGAAACTTAGGCGGATAACATGGATGCAAAAGAGTTACATACAGTAGCAGAGGATTTATTCTCGAAAAAGATGCCTCTGAACTCGCTCCATCAGGAAATCGCGGACAACTTTTACCCTGAACGAGCAGACTTCACGCTAAAGCGGTCGATGGGGACAGACTTCGCTGCGAACATGATGAGTTCCTATCCTATGCGTTGCCGCAGGGAGCTTGGAAACCAGTTCGGCACGATGCTACGGCCAACAGCAAGACCGTGGTTTCATACTCGCCGCAAGTACATCGAGCGGACGGGGGAAGATACGGAAACGATGGCATATCTTGAATGGTTCGAGGAAACTCAGCGCCGGGCAATGTACGATCCAGCATCTTTGTTTACTAGAGCCTGCAAAGAGCTTGACCACGACTTGGCAGCATTCGGACAGGGGGTAATGAGCGTCGAGCTTAACGGTGAGGCCAATGGTCTTTTGTATCGTTGCTATCACTTGCGAGACGTATGCTGGCAAGAGAATGAAATGGGCAAGATTGGATTCGTAGCAAGAAAGTGGAAGCCAACTGCACAGACAATGACTCGGGTATTTTCCAAGACAGTATCTGAACAAGTACGGAATACTGCCAAGAAAACTCCGTTTGAAGAAATGGAGGCAATGCACTTTGTCGTCGATGCTGATATGTACGATGGTAATGCGATGAAATGCCCGAAGTGGAGTATCTGGTACGATACGCTTCATAATGAGATTCTGGACGCAACCCCAATTTGGGGTAATCATTATGTAATACCACGCTGGCAGACAGTATCTGGTGTTCAGTACAGTTATTCTCCGGCGACAGTATGTGCCCTGCCAGACGCAAGACTTTTACAGGCAATGACATTTACGCTTCTCGAAGCTGGTGAAAAGGCTACAAGCCCACCGATCATTGCTACTCAGAACGCTGTAAGGTCTGATCTTGCTCTATTCGCTGGTGGAGTGACTTGGGTCGATGAGGAATACGACGAAACCAAGGGCGCATCGCTAAGGCCCTTGGAGCAGGACTTCCGTGGTTTTAATTACGGTGTGGAAATGAACCGTGATACTCGGGAAATGCTCAGGTCTGCTTTCTTTCTGGACACGTTGACTATTCCTCAGCGCGCACCGGAAATGACTGCTTATGAGGTTGGGCAACGGATTCAGGAATATATCCGTAACGCACTTCCTATATTCGAGCCTATCGAAATGGAATATAATGCGGCAGTATGTAACGAAACCTTCGATCTATTATGGAGACATGGCGCATTTGGGCAAGCGGCATCATGGCCTAAAGCCTTGAGAGGCGCTGAAATTGATTTCAGTTTCGAGTCTCCGCTGCATGATGTGATCGAAGAACAAAAGGGCCAGAAGTTCCAGCAGATTCAGGTCTTGGTATCTGCCGCAGCCGCTCTCGATCCGACGAGCGTGTACGTGCCTAATGTAGAGGTTGCATTGAGAGACGCCCTGTTAGGTGTTGGGGTTCCTGCAAGGTGGCTCAATAGCGAGGTCGATGTGGCTAAGCAGAAGGAAAATCAGCAAGCTCAACAGGCCGCGCAGCAGAAACTCGCTGCTATGGAAAGTGCATCCACAACGGCCAAGAATATCGGTCAGAGTGGAATGATTCCGAATGAACAGGCTGGAGTTGGTCAGCGCACAAGCGGAGCCGCGCCATAAGATATGCCTAGTCCGAAGCTGAAATTACTCACGCAAGGAGCAAATTATGTCCCGACTGTATCGTTACCTGTCGCAACAGCTATCAAGGCTTTGCGCATGGGGGAAGCAACTTCTCACCAGCAACAAACAGCCCTAGAGTGGATTATCCGAGATGCTGCTGGCAAGGCGACGTTTGCATTTCACCAGACGGATAGAGATACGGCTTTCGCTCTAGGTAGGCAGTTTGTTGCCGACCAGATTATCGGTTTGTTCAATGCGGATTTGTATTCTTTGAGGAATAAGGATGTTCCAGACCAAGCAGATTTACATGGCTGAAGATGAACAGGGTGGCGGCGGCGGTACGGCAACGGTGACAGAAGCTCCTTCTCCAGCAGCACGAGAGGTTCCGCACGTACCAAAGGCCGCAGAGGTTGTATCAGATGAAGGAACTCCAGCAGCGAAGACCGCAGAAGCTGTAAAAACTGAAACTCCACCTGAGCCAAAGGACAAGCCTGGAATATGGCCTGAGAACTGGAGACAGTCTGTAGCCAAGGAAGATGTCAAGGTCTTGCAGAGGCTTGAGCGTTATGCTTCGCCGGAGGCTGCACTACAGGCTCTGATTGCGGCACAAAACAGGATATCTGCGGGTGAACTGAAGCCTGCACTTGGGAAGAACCCTACAGCAGACCAACTCAAGGAATGGCGCGAGAGCCACGGTATCCCGGAGACGCCTGACAAGTATGAAATCCCCAAGGGGTTTCAGATCCCGGATGAAGAGAAAGACCTGTATGCTGGGTTGTTGAAACGACTCCATGATACGAACCACACCAAGGAGCAGGTAGCTTCCAGCTTCGACGCCATGAGGCAACTGTCACTTGCTCAGGCTGAACGCCGCGCTGAAGCAGATGCAGCCAGACAGCAAGAAGCAGAAGATACTCTCAGAGCAGAATGGGGGACAGAGTATCGTAGAAATATCAATTTGATTAACGGTATGCTCGATCTGACCACAGACAAGCAGACTAAGCTTGATTGGCTTGAAGGTCGTCTCAAGACGGGAGAGATTATCGGAAGCTCGCCAAATGTATTACGTATGTTGGTAAGTCTGGCGAGAATCCAGAATCCTACAGGTACAGTTGTTCCTGGCGCAGAGAATCAAATGGATGGAATCGACGGAGAGATTGCCAAAATAGAAAAGGTAATGAAGGAAAATCGCGGAGCGTATAACAAGGACACAAAGATGCAGGACAGGCTGCGTGAGTTATATGGCGCTCGTGAAGTAATTAATGCCAGAAATAAGCGGTGATTATATTATCCCAAAGTTCTTGACATTCTGTTGTATAAGGAATACGCTACTCAGACCGAAGTAACACGGCACCGGCAAAGCGGGAAGGCCCCCAATAAGAGGGACACCCCGGATACGCTCCAACGGATACCCCAAGTGAAAGGAATTCATCAACCTTTTATTGGAGATAATATGTCAGATAGTGCGTTTCAAATTCAGTAAATCTTTGCTGAGTAACTAGAACTGAATAACTGGGAGGCGAAAGCTAACCAGACGGAAGGTTTCCAAGCCCATAACAGAGAGGCGGTTTGGATGAACGAATCATTAGTTAAGTATCTAGCTGGATTGCTAGATGCTGATGGCTCTTTATCATTTGCCTTTAAGCACGACCAAAACAGAGAGGGTCGGTATTTCATAGGGCTCATGATGAAGTTATCGTCATCAGCGGCGGTTGATAAGTCTGGATTTACAGAGTCGTTGCCAGAGCAGACTGGAATGGGTTCTGTAAGTTTTTCAGGGGAACGGGCCCAGTTCAAAACTTGGTCTATAGCTAAGAGGGCTGATCTGGAAATGATCTTGCCGAGACTTATCAAGCACATGGTTATCAAGGCTCAACATTGGCAGTGGATGCTAGATGTGTGGCGTAATGCAAGAATTGATGACAAAACATGCACGCTGTTGGAACGAGAAACTTTAACTCATGGATGTAAAGAGTCGCGTCGATTAAATCGTGGTCCACTGAAGCCAAAAAAGTTCCCAACATGGGCTTGGTTAGCCGGGTATCTTGATGGTGACGGATGTTATTCCAACAGACCTTATGAGTATGGTGGATATCAGCAGAGGGCCATGAATGTGAGCGCTGTGGCTCATGTGAATGACGTAAAGGTGCTTGAGTTTTTACAGGCTTCCTTTGGCGGCAGGATACAAGATCACGGTCAGTCCAAGAATGTCTTTGTATGGATTAGGAACTTAGGCCCGCGCGATAAAGATTTTGCGCTGGAGTTTCTCAGAAACATATCGAAGCATTCAAGGCTAAAGCGGTACAAAATTGACGCTATGATTCATCACCACCGGCAACGACTAAGTGTTCTAGGCGTCAATGACGTAAGCGATAGTCTGAAAACGTTATGCGTTTGATCGACAGACAAGAATTTATCCAAGCGTTCGAGCAGCACCAAACACTGCTTCGTGAAACGGTAACTACAGAAGCCGTTATCAAGGGCCAGCAGGCTATCTTCCTGGTAGCTGGTTCGGGTGGTGCAGCAGCAGTGACTCGTGGCCTCAACGGTCGCATCCCTGCGCGTAACGATTCCAACACGCAGAACACCTGCACGCTGCAAGAATGGCATGATCTAGTCCGCAAGACTGGATTCAACGTCTTTGCATCGCAGGGTAATCAGCGTGCGATCATGCAGATGACGAGCATGGCCGTCATCAACCGCAAGATCGACGAACTTATCGTCAACCAACTCAACACGGGTACGGTTACGATTGGCTCTAGCACCACGATTCCTAACGTTTCGCTGTTCCAGAACGCTCGCGTCAAACTGAGCAATGCAGCGGTGCCGTGGGATTCCAACATCACCCTGCTGTGCCAACCATCGTTCCTGGCTTATCTTGAGCAAGCAACGGAGTTTGTCAACGCTCAGTACGTAGACATGCGTCCATATGCTGGCTCAGACAATCCAAGCTGGAAAGACAAGCCGATGGCATACCGCTGGCGCAATTGCCTGCTGGTTGAGCATCCGAACCTTCCAGGTCGTGGCACGTCGAGCGAAAAGTCGTTCATGTATCACAAGACCGCGATTGGCCATGCGATGGACACCGCAGGGATTCAAAGCCCAGTAGGTTACGAGCAAGAGCAAGATTACTCTTGGGCACGAGCCAGCGGATATCAGGGCGCACTGTTGTTGCAAAACACTGGTGTTGTTGTTTTGACTCACGATGGTAGCGCGTACGCTTAACAGCATACTAGCATAACATCGTAACAACACAAAGGAAATATCATGGCTTATTTTGGTTCTACTCAATTGAGTTCTGTTGCTAACCCTCCGCGTCAGTTGGTTTCTCCGTTCGGCGCTAATCCAGCAGTGGCTGGTTCTACCAACTTTCTGACCACACAGGGTTCGACCTATGCGAACAATCCTAATGGTCCAGGCGGTATTGGTGGAAGTCTGTGGTACTACGCATCGACAAATGCGACCACTGATCTGACGGCTACCAACTTCTTCAGTGACGGATTCTATTTGGGTATGCGTGCTGGCGATATTATTATGGGCGCGCAGTTTTCGTCGTTGGGGTCGACTGTCACTACGTTTACCGGTGCAATTGTTTCTGTTTCGACGGCTGGAGCTAGTTTGTCTACTGGCACTTTGATGACCAGCACGTTTAACTGATAAATAATTCCTCTGGTGATGTAGAATTCAGAGTGTGTCATCACCAATTTGGGGGCGTGTTTTAACCGGCGCGTCCCCATTTTTCTAACCCGGAGGAATAATGGCAGAAGTAGCAGAAGCAAAACGAACGATCATTCTGGAACCACAACGCATGCACCTTGCTGAACACGCAAGGCAGGAGTGGGTGGTCGATGCAGAAGAAGGTACGAAGGTAGAAGATATTATGGCTCCCGCATATTGGAGTCATATGGCATCTCAGATGAAGCAGTTCGACCATGTTGAAGTACGCATGGAAACTGGGGAATGGACGGCAGATTTCATCGTCAGTACGGTCGGTAGAAATTGGGCGAATGTGCATCTAGTTCAGCAGCACTTCCTCAGTCAAGACCCCGGCTTGGAGACGGCGATGGCAAGATACGAAGTGTTGTGGCGCGGCCCACAGCATAAGTGGTGCGTGAAGCGACTGGCGGACAACGCTGTTCTTCAGTCAGGCATGGACAATAAGTTGGCGGCTTCTACGTGGCTGACAAGTTACGAGAACGCCCAATAATGAGAAATGAGGCTTCTGCATGGCGTCACAACTTGATGTTTATAACGGAGCCCTTCTATTCTGCGGTGAGCGGTTCTTAGCGTCACTTAGCGAAGAGAGAGAGCCACGACGGTTACTTGATAACGTCTGGTCAGATGGCGGGGTAAAGAATTGTCTCGAACAAGGGCAATGGAACTTCGCCATGCGGACCGTACAGCTCGATTACGATACGAGCATACAACCGACGTTCGGGTATAACCGCGCTTATACGAAGCCAACAGACTGGGTTCTCACGTCTGGATTATGTGCTGACGAATTCTTCCGTGTCCCACTTACACGGTATTGGGATGAATCTGGTTATTGGTACACGGACTTGGACACTATCTATGTCCGGTACGTTTCCAATGATGTGAACTACGGAGGCGACCTGGGCCAATGGCCTGAGTCGTTCAAGGAATTCGTAGAGGCTCACTTCGCCTACAAGATCATTATGAAGCTCTCTAACTCAGAGGAAGAGTGGAAGCGAGTGGAAAGGATCAGGGAGAAGTTCCTCAAGACAGCCAAGAGCCGTGCTGCAATGGCAGAACCAACGATGTTCTCGGCAAGAGGAACCTGGAGCAATTCCAGAAATCGGTTCCCGAACCGCAGGGACGGGGGTGGAACTAACGGGCCATTGTTCGGGTAAGAAATGGCTCAGACAAATACTACCCTTCTTAGTCTAAACAGGGGGATAGTAGATCACCGTGTATTAGCTCGTCTGGATGTAAAGCGCGCCGCTCTGGCCGCAGAGACGATGACTAATTACATCCCTCGTGTTCTTGGCTCCATGAGCATGAGGCCAGGACTTGGGTATATCGGTACTATTTCAGCGGTAGGAACCTCGTGCAGGCTGCTGAAGTTTATCTTCGCAACTGATGACACTTCTATTCTTGAGCTGACAGACTTACAGTTACGAATCTGGATCAATGACGTTATCTTGACCAGACCTTCAGTAACCAGTGCTGTTACGAACCCGACATTTGCAACAGGTCCGTTTACAGGCTGGACGAAATCAGCCGCTCCGACTGCACCAACATATACCAGTAGCGCGGCCCAACTGAATGGTGATGGGGCGAGCGGAATCTCGTCTGTAGAACAGACAGTGACGTGTCTTAATACAAACGTAGAACACGCCCTGAGAATAGTAATAGACAGAGGCCCTGTAACATTTACTTGTGGTACGGCCAGCGGTGATGATAGTTATGTATCTAAAACCAGTCTTGCTACTGGAACTCACTCTCTATCATTTACACCTACCGGGGATTTCAATATACGGTTTACCAGTACCCTGAAGAATCCGGTGAGGATTACCAGTTGTACTATCGAGGCCTCTGGCATAGTAACTCTTCCAACTCCTTGGGGAATTAGCGACTTACAGAATGTACGTTATGAGCAAGTTGGGGATAGAGTATTTATAGCCTGTAAGGATATACAACAATACGAGATACAGCGCAGGGGAACAAGACCAGCGGCAAGAGGTTGGAGCGTAGTCAAGTATGAAGTAAATGATGGTCCGTTTCTTACTCAGAACTTGACTCCATCAACTATATCTGCATCAGCGATATCTGGTGGAGGAGTTACTCTTACAGCATCGGTGCCAACATTCAAATCGACTAATGTAGGCGGATTATATTTCATCGAGTCTGTCGGACAAAAGGTAAGTATCACTACTGGAGTAGCAACGACTACGACAGATGAAATACGTGTTACTGGTATCAGTTCAGCCAGAACTATTACTATAACTATAACTGGAATAGTTACTGCCGGTACTTCTGTTGACTTGCAGTATTCATATGATGAGAGCAGTTGGGTAAATGTAACAGGCAAGCATTATACCGCCAATACTACAACCACATATGCTGATGGATTAGATAATCAGATTATCTTTTACCGACTAATACTAACCACGGTTGCCGGTGGTGATACACCAACAATGCAGTTGGATTTTGGAGCCGGGTCTATTCGTGGTATTTGCAGGGTTACAGCATATTCAAGCACAACATCGGTAACTGTAGATGTGCTAAAGAATCTTGGTGGCACGGCTGCTAGTTCTACATGGGGCGAGGGAGAATGGAGTACCAGACAAGGATGGCCCACGAGTGTACGGATACATGAAGGAAGGCTATGGTGGGCGGGAAAGAATGGTATATGGGGATCGGTAAGTGACGCTTATACCTCTTTCGATGAAACTACAGTTGGAGATTCTGGACCATTAAATAGAACAATAGGCTCTGGACCAGTCGATGTGATTAACTGGTTATTGAGCGCAAAGAATCTGTTGTTCGGCGCTCAAGGAACAGAATATGCCTGTCGTGCATCGAGTCTAGATGAGTTACTAACTCCAAGCAACTTCAATATGAAAGTGGTTGGTACTCAAGGGTCAGGATCAGTAGAGGCTTTGAAAATAGACCAAAGTGGATATTTCGTAAACAGAACCAACACCAAGGTATATGAGCTTCAGTTTGATCTTAGGAGTTATGAATATGCAGCAAAAGACTTACTAGAACTTATACCTGAAATAGGACTTCCCGGAATAATCAGGATTGACGTACAGCGTCAACCCGATACTCGTATTCACTGTGTACGGTCCGATGGAACAGTAGTATTGATTACTCTGAACAAGACCGAGGATATGCTTGCCATATCATTAATTATGTCGGCAGGAGCGATAAATGATGTTGTTATCTTGCCAGCAAAAAACGGTGATTTAGACGACCAAGTGTATTATTGTGTCACTCAGTTAGATCAAGATGGAGCAATGAACGGTGATTTTCTGGAGAAAATGGCTCAGGATATAGACTGTCGTGGAGATTTACCACAGTGCCATATAGCTGATTCGTATGTCACTTATTCAGGAACTCCGGTAAGTTCATTATCAGGATTGACAAATCTGAAAAACACCAGGGTAGTAATCTGGGCTGATGGCGCAGAGATATCAGGGTATAACGCAAATCCAAATCTAATGGCTTTAGTAGACAGTAGTGGAAATATAACTATGCCAGGAGGTATTGCATATTCTGATATTGTTGTAGGCAAACCTTATCTGGCGCAGTTCAAGAGTGGGAAACTTGGATTCCAGGATCAAAAGGGAACATTGCTTGGTCAGCAGAAGAGGCTTGGTCACATAGCAATGTTGCTGGCGAACAGAACGCCAAATTCGGTTCAATTCGGGCCTGACTTTGACACTCTAGATAATCTTCCGGGCCTGATAGACAGCCATACAGACTCGACGTGGATTGCCGACTACGACGATGCTCCGGTAGAGTTTCCCGGTAGGTTCGACGTTGATATGCGTATTTGCTTGCAGACACAGGCACCAAGGGCAGTAACGGTAATGGCCATTGTGTACGAAGCCAGAGAGGATATTTGATGGACTTGGATTTCTGGCAACAGGCCGCTCAAGACGTATCGGGTATAACTCAGGGTCTACTCGATTACAGCAGCAAGAAGGAGACTGCTGCAAGCGCAGTCGCCCTCGGAGAATATCAAGCTGCGCAGCTACAGCAGAACGCTGGTCAGACAATGGCGGCGAGCCAGCGTCAGGCTTATGACATACAACGACAGGCAGATTACTTGACATCCAGAGCTATTGCCGCTGCGGCTGGAAGCGGCGGTGGAGCAAATGATCCAACTGTGTTGAACCTGATAGCCAGAAACGCAGGAGAAATGGCCTATAGGAAGTCCCTAGCTCTCTATGGTGGGCAGGAGAGGGCAAGACAGATGGGGATGGAGGCACAGTCCAAATTGTACGAAGGAGCGACTGTTGGTGCTCGTTACAGGAGCGCGGCAAACATCAGCGCACTTAAGACTGGAGTTACTTTGTTAGGTGATGCCCAAAGTCTAAACAGCCGGTTTGGTGGCGGAGGACCAAAGTTACCAGATGTTTCCCCAAGTCAGTACACCGACTTGGACAGTTTTCCTCAGTGGTAATAGATCATGCCGATATTACCTGATATTCAAGGGCAAAGTGAAAGCCCAGTTCCACAACCATCTCAGGGAGTTGTGGCCTATGACGTAATGGGGCGATACAAAGGCGCTGGCTTGGCTGCTGAGGAAATGGGAGGAGTCAGCCAAGAGATAGGGCGTTGGGGCCAGCAGCTTCATGCACAGGATGAGTTCAATGCTCAGGCTGCATTGAATCAGGTCAGCCGATCTTTGACAGAAGCCGAGTATGGATCGGCTGATGGTAGTGTCCCCGGATTCAAATCAGTAAGGGGGCTTGGAGTTCAGGACCCGAACTTTATTCAGAACGCCTTACAGCCAGCAGACGACCATGCGAAGCAGCTTGCCGAGTCATTGGGTGATACGATGGCTAAGCAAATCTTTGACCAGCATTATCAAGTAGCTCGGGCGCATTTGATGGCCGGTGCATTGGCATGGAAGGCGCAACAAACATATGACGGCAATGTTCACACTGCGCAAGAAGGTATCAAACTTGCTATAAACCAAGCAAATATCGATCCTGTTGGAGACATTCAATGGACGCCATCTGGAACGTTAATAGACAATAATACGTCATTCCATGATGCGTTACTGAAGATAGACAATAACGCTAAACTGTTGTTCCATACTACAGGTGCAGATCAGGGACAAAACGGCCAAGAAAACCTAAATGATTTTATCAATCAGCAGCATGGAATTGCGTGGACAGCTCGCCTCACTGCAATAGCGGAAGGAGCACCTGGAAGGCCTCCTGACCCAGGACTTGCGAGTCAGCTTTTTGAGCAGAACAAAGACAACATTCCACCTGGCTTGAAGGATACGATTGGCAAGCAGTTAGAAGCCTACCAAAAGGATTTCGACGGCAGGGCCTTAGCGCAGGATACGGTGATTGGAACAGCACCCACTATAGAGGGAAAGGAGCCATTACCGTCAGCATCATCCATGCAAACATCTGACCAGATGAAGGTGATGAAAGAGCCTTGGGGTCAATGGGCGCACGATGCTTATCTTCAGCAATATCCTGGTGATCTGAAGGGGGCCGATAACGCCCGTAACCAAGCGACGAATCTTGCTGCACAGATGATCCAGCAGAAAGAAGCTGTTGAAAATCAATCATCAGGCGTCCTGAAAGACTTTCTGGTAAATAGCTATTTGAATGGAACTGTCCCAACCCCTGAAATGGTCAGGAATGATCCAAACATCAGGCAAGCACTTGCATCAACCAGCCCAACAGCAAGAGAGTCTTTTGCAAGGGCTTTGTCTCAAGGCGGATTGAACAAAGACGGCGACCCTATTTACGCAGATCAGGTAATGAGGGGAATAGTTAATGGAACCGTTACCAATACCTCACAGATTCAGATAGATAGGCTTAATGCAGGGCAACTAAGCAGGATAAATTCTGCGTTTGCTGACCATCAGCGCAACCCGGACGGTGTGGGCAAACAGATAGAGCAGGTAACGTCCATCTTCAGGCAGAGGGCTTATGCGCTAGACCAGACGAATAGCGGCGCTTGGACCTATGCTTATCGAAACTCGGTACTCGATAAGATCAAGGCTTATCAGGACGCAGGAAAACAAACTGATACTTTATTTAGAACTGATACGCCAGATTCAGTGGTAACGCCAAATTACATGTCGGCATTTATTCCAAGCAAGCAGCAGCAAGCTTTCCTCAAAGCCGCTGGTATCAAGGCGCAGCAACCTCAACTTAGGCCTTTTGTTGGGCCTTTACCTCTACCTCCTCGTGATGCTAACGGCAACCTAATGCCTTTTGCTCAATTTATGAACCAGCATGTGTTGGGTATTAAAGAAGGAACTGGTGCTGGCAATGAATAATTTTGCCCCCTATTCCGATGAGGAGGTAAGCAACTATGTCGAGCAAAATAGGGATGCGTGGAATAAGCTTGGCTATCCAGACAGCTATATAAACAATTACTTCGGTGTTCAGGAGCCGAGTGTATTTGCTGCCAATGGCAAGTTTGCAAGAGTTCTGCATCATGTTGCTAATGCTCTTACACCAACCAAAGAGGGAATAGAAAATGCGAAGCAGACAGCATCGAATATCGGAGAGGATGTGATTGGTGGCATAGAAACAGGATTAAACGCTGTCACGTCACTCACAGCGGCCCCAGCAGCATTGATCGGTTCCGGTCTAGGTGGCTTGGCGTATAAGGCAATGACCGGTGGTGATTACTCGCTGGAGGAAGTTTCTGACCTTGCCAAGGCATATTCCAAGCTAGTGACTTATGAGCCTCAGACAGAAATGGGGCAAAGAGGCGCTGAGAATTTTCAAGCGCCGTTTAACGCATTGAGTGAAGTAGCAACCAAGGCTGGACAAAAAAGTACAGACATTGCAACCAAAGCCGGATTAGGAACTGATACAGCATCTGCTGTTGGAGCAACAGTTGAGTCAACCCTGAACGTTCTTCCGTGGGTCGTGGGAGCCAAGGCTGGCGATATAGGCTTTGCCGCTGCTAAAGCGTTGCGAGGTGAGGCAGTAACTAAGCTTACTGATCCGGCTCCTACGAACAGAGATATTCATAACGTAGCCACAGTAATTGCTGCTGGTAAGAGGCCTACTGCGCCAGTGACAGAGGACTTCACAGAGCCAGCAACAAGGCAGCACGAGGAAGGTACTTCGTTAGCATCACCGGTGCCTAGAGTGTTTGGTGCGAAGCCAGCTCCAATACCAGTAGTTGGTGGTGCTACGGTTAAGGTCGGCGCTCCATCAAATGATGATGTCCTGGCTGTCGAGAAAAGTCTCAAGGCCATTTATTCTGAAACAGGCATAGGACCATTCTCTGTAGCTGAAGCTGCAAAGGTTGATTCCAATGTCAGAGCAGACTTGCTCGATCCGAATAAAGACATACCGGATGCGTTTCAGCCGCTGATTCCTGAAAAGCCAAATGAAGCAGCAGAGCCTCCTATTCCGCAGATTGATTTATCGACTTCGGAGCAGAAGATCGCTGATGAAGTCAGCCAACAAGCCGTTGATGCTGGATACACACCGGAACAGGCGCATCAATACGGCCAACTTTATGCAGCTAGATATGCGGCAAGGGGCGAGAGGCTAGGAATCGATCCGTATGAGGCTTATAAAGGTGGCCCAGAGCAAACAGTAAAAGAAGTAGTCGAGGAAAATAAGAGTCTTGCTTCCTCTTTTGCAGATAGGCCACAAGAGATGATTAGATCATCAGGGCATGCGTGGCTGGAAGAACTTGTTGCTGATGCGGCACGAGAAGGTGTCGATCCTCAACTCAAGACTGATCTGCAAACTGTCAGGGACTATCTTGGAAATAAAGGAGAAGAATTCACCACTGAGCAACACGAGAAGTTTGCAAGGACAGCAGAGGCTTATTTCATGGAAGGTAAAGCCCCGACTTCCAAGCTCCGTGCCGTGTTCGATAACTTCAAGGCTTGGCTCACACACATTTATCAGAGCGTTCTTGATCTGAATGTTCCGATCAATAATGAGATTCGTGGCGCGTTCGACAGAATGCTTGGCACTGACAAAGAACTTTCTGCACCGGCTGAGATTGGGCCTGAAGCTAAACAGGCGCTAATAGATATGCGTAAGCGTAATTCTGTACTTGAGTCGTTACTGGATTGTCTGGCAGCATGAGTGAAATAGCCATCGAAGATATTCTCGTAGAAATCAGTGGCGCACTGAGTGATATCTTGGTTGCCATTGAAAAGCCGTCTGATGACAAGGAAATGGCCGCTTCGTTGTTGATTGGTCTGAGAGAACTCGTCGATGCTAAACAGGCCAAGCCACCAGAGGTGAATGTTACTGTTCAGCCGACTCCGATAACTATCGAGCCGACACCAATTACTGTTCAGCCATCAAGCGTGATTATTTCAGAGCCACAAGATAATCAGATAAAGAACTGGAAGTTAGTAGTATCTTCCAGGGATGGTAATGGATACATAAGAGAAGTTACTCTGAAGGCAGAATAGCGTGGCAATTAGTCACATCAAGTCGAACATCATCCCGGACTTTACCGGGACTGTGACTGTATTCGACCAGTCAACAGGGACCTTGACCAAGGCAGCTAGTGATCTGGTTCGCCCAAGTGACTGGAACAGTGTCCATAACGAGTACATGACTATCAGTGGCAACACTGCTGGTGCATCTACTCTGAGCGGATCGAACTTGGTATTCCAGGGCGGCAACAACGTCACGTTGAGCGCCAATGGGCAGACGCTCATATTCAGTGCCGGGGCTGGTGGGGGCGGTGGCGTCGGAATATCTGCCGGCACACAATCCGTCAGCACAGGAACGGTCGTATTCTCGAACAGCAACGGTATCAGCTTCGGGATGTCTGGATCGAATACCGTAACTGCCAGTTACACGGTTCCAGCAGATCAGACCGGGATCAGTGGTATTCAGGTGTCTGATACAACTTACACCAGCGGAACAATAACATTCCAGAACGCCAATGGCATCAGTTTCGGTAGCAGCGGGGCCAACGGAATCAGCGCCAGCTACACAGTACCTGCCCAGAGCACTCAGCCGGTAGCCGCCAGTGCCAGCAATGGTTCGTTTGCTTTCAGCACGTTGAATTTCAGCAACGCGAACAACGTCACATTCGGTACCAGTGCCGGTGGAATCATTACTGCTTCTGTAGCTGCTGGGGGCGGTGGCGCTGTTGTCAGTAACGCCATCCAGTCAGTAGGAAGCGCAACTGGGTCAGGAACAAACACAAGCAGATTTGCCGCCGACGATCACGTTCATGCTGGGGTGTTCAGCATGGGGGTCAGTACGGCGGGTAATACCCTGAACAATACCCGTGTCGATGTAGGCCAGTTCGTCTTGCAGGGCGGAAACAACGTAACACTGAGTCAGATCACAGCAGCCGGAGGACTCAACACGATTGTGTTCTCAGGCCCGAATGCTGGAGGAGCGCAAACAGGGATTAGCGGGATTGTCGTATCAGATACTACTTACACGAGCGGTACTGTAAGTTTCTCCAACGCAGGGAACATTACCATTAGTTCTAGCGTAAACGGTGCAACCCAGTACATCAAACTTAGTGGCAACGCGGCCCAGACCAACCAGAGCGCGATCAAGGCTTTCGGTGTAAGCAACACTGGGCAAACGGCAGGAAATACTGGTGTATCTACCGGAGTGGATTGGGTGCTGGCCGGGTCCGGCAGCATCACGCTTTCTCAGAGTACGGCAGGCGGTGGGCCTAATACTGTATGGATACAACATCCAGCATGGCTTACGACTGCGATGCAGAGCAATGCTGCGACGATCAGCAATATCAATATCAGCGCTGGGACGACCTCTACCAATGCTTCTGCGTTCACGTTCTCGAATAGCAACGGTCTAAGTTTCGGGCTTGGTACAGGAGCTAACGTTGGTGTCGTTACCGCCAGCTACAACAGCACTCAGTTTGCCGGAACTGGCACATCGATTACCGGTGGCGCGTCTATAACACTAGACAGTGCTGGCATCAAGTTCAACGGAACCGCTCTAGCAGGGACTGGCACTACATTCGCTGGTGCGAACATCAGTGGTTCGATAACCCAAAATACTGCCGGTATAAATCTGTCATTGTCGGCAGCGGCTACTGTTGCACAGACAAACCAGACGGTTGGGATCTATGGTTCTTCTCAGACAACTGGTTCGGCTTCATCTGGCACTCACGATGCGCGATCTATGTCGTTCATTGGTGCTGGCATCATTTCAATTGGTAACCATTCGACTTCTGCTGGTGGTACTACTACCGGCATCATCATTTCGGCGACTCAGAGCAATCAAGCTTTCAGTGCTGGGGCTGCTTCGAGTGCGTTCCAAACTCTAGTATTCCAAGACTCTCAGAACATCAGTTGGAGCAACAACGCTGGATCAGTTCGGATCACGCATAACCTGGCTGGAACGTCGACCGGATTTACCGGGGCCAATATATCCGGCTCGATGACACATGACAGTTCTGGTCTTGCGTTGTCATTATCTGTTGCCGCCCCTGGCGCTGCCGCTGAAAACAACTGGATGAACCTGCTCGGAGCAAATACGGCAGGAAACACGACGGCATCTGGTTCTACCATAGGGCTATCAGGCGTCAACATGACCCTGAGTGGCACGAATAACTCACAGATCGTGTTCAGTGTTCCAGCTACATCGTCGCTTGTTGGGGTGAACGGTATTAGCATCTCGACCAGCGGCAGCACTATCAGTGTCCAGAACATTATGCAGTCGTACTATGAGCCAAGTATGCGCGGCTCAGTTGCTGCACAGCTTAACTCGAATGGAACGGTGTATTTCCAACCATTCAATCTGTATGTTCCGCTGTCAATGTATCGGATGCAACTGTTTCAAAGCGTTAGCGGTCAATCTGCTACGACAGCATCTTATTCAGGTTCAGTATCCAGTCAAACCAGCACGGCAGGCAACCAGACATGGGGCCAGACGGGTACGGTATTGTTGTTTAGCCGTGTATCTACAGGAACGAATGCCAACAGCAGTAGGATACTCAGCTTCTTCAGCCAGAGTTATTCACATTCTGTCGGCATCAGTGAGTCAATTAGCTGGTCTACCAATGCAAGCTCTGCTACTGTATCTGGAACAACCACAGGGCAGTGCGGATATAACTCACAGATAGACAGTGCAGGTGGCTTGACCACCAGTAGCTTCAGCACCAGTGGCAGTTGGTCATTCTCAACCACCAGCACGAACCAAAATAGCTTTAGTTCATCTACTGTTGTTACGTTCTTGTCAGGGATGATGTCTGGTCCAAGACCAATTATTATTCCATTCGCAACATCACTTTCACCAGGTGAATACTGGCTTGCCAATATACAATCGAGCAACTCAAACACTACCGGATATAATCATAGCCGTGTTGTCAATATTCAGCAACAGATGGTAGGGGCGAATTTTATAACGAATCAGTATATTGAAATTGGGAATAGTGCAGTAGTAAATTCTTCTAATTACATACCTGGATGGGGCAGCTACAGCGCCAGTTCGCAGACATCGACGACGATTCCTTTGTCTCAGATCTCGCCAAACTCAGGTATGCAGACGTACTTCAACATGATGGCTCAAATCAAGTAATGACAATACTCGCTACTGTTGCATCACAGTCCTATAGCCCGCAGGCGCTGACTGTGGCGTTCACTCCCGCCAATGTAGCTGGAGCGACGCAGGTACGCATCACTCTCACGCGACCGGAATGGCCGTCCGGGGACTGTGTGACTTATGAGGTACTTTGGGATAGCATATCCAGCGGGATTTGTACTATCGGCGGCGGTGTGCGTGCCGATAAAGGCGGAGGCAATATCCCATCGGCAAATCTTCAAGACACGAGTTGGACTTGTGATATTCCGCCTGGATTCTCATCGGCTACTGCGCGAATCACAGTGCTCCAGACACTGACCACATCACTATTGGTCGAGGGCCTTTGACATGGCTCTGACGTATACCAGTTACAAAGATAACGCAGTACATCCGACGACAAATGGTGGAGTTACAACTACATCACACACATATACGTCGGGTAATCTAGTCACAGTTTGTTATGTTACTGCCGACGGTAATAGCGGTGGCACAACCAGCATATCGAATTCCGGGACGGCGCAAAGTTGGACAAAGCAAAAAGAAAATGCGACTATAGACGGCACTAATTGCATAGTCACATTGTGGTCTTGCGTGATGAGTGTTACGCAAGCGATGACCATAACTTGTCAGTTATCGGCATCGAGTGCGAGCGTTTGCGCATTTGTTATAGAACATTCTGGGCAACATTCTACAACTCCAATACCTGCTGGAAACATATTCCACGGAATTGGTGGGCACAATGTAACTCAGAGCATTACCCCTACATCTTCTGGGTCATGCCTTTGGTTCTTTTGCGGTGATTGGTCCGCTACAAATTCGTTCACTCAAATTGCAAACTGCTCTCAAGAGCAATTAGTCCCTGGTGATGGCACTGATTACAGCACAGAACTTGTCAGACCAACGACGCAGCCAAGAACCGACGCCAATGCTTTCACCATCGGTGAGAACGAGACCGGTGGTAAGATAGCCTGGATTGCCTTCGAGGTGCAGGCGGCTCCGGCAACAACAATAGCATGGTTGAAAGCATGAGACCGCAATTCATTGCGCCAGATATTGGCAAGCACAACGCAAATTTGGAAGATACTATTGCTCGTGTCAAGGATTCTGCTGCCTGGAAGAAACTGGACACGATTATTCTGATACCTGCTGCTGGAACTATCCCGACGAAAGTAGTTGCATCCTGGTGGAATATGTATGCACCACCGAACAATGGCCTGTACCGTATATTCGCCGTAGGTATGGAAGTCGGAGAGGCATATTCACAGGCAATAGAGGGAATACTTGCCAACGAGACACTTTCCAAATTCCCATACATATTGACGATGGAGCATGACAATATACCTCCGCCAGATGGGTTGGTAAAGTTGCTTCAGAGAATGGAACAGCACCCAGAATATGACTGCATCGGGGGCCTTTATTTTACCAAGGGCGAGTGTGGAGTACCACAAATCTGGGGTGATCCCAGAGATGTGACGACGAATTTTCGGCCACAGCCCCCGAGAATGGGAGAACTCGTCGAATGTTGCGGAACAGGAATGGGGTTCAATCTGTGGCGCACGGATATGTTCAAGGATGGTGATCTGAGAAGGCCGTGGTTCAAGACACAAACAGAAGGCGGGGTGGCAACCCAGGACTTGTACTTCTGGGGTGATGCAAGAAAGCATGGATACAGATGTGCTGTGGACTGTGCTGTGCCAGTTGGTCATTACGACCATCTTGGTCAATTCGGGATTCCCGACTACACGTGGTGACTTTGATTGGTGAAATAAATGGCAAAAGGTAATGTAGTCAGAGCATATGTTGTTCCGCAAGGGGAGGCGCAACCTGCTCCATTGCTGAAGCTCGACATTGGTTGTGGCAAGACAACCCCTGAAGGATGGGAAGGCATAGACGCCATCGACTTTGGTCAGAAACACGTCCATGATATTCGTAAAGGGCTGCCTTGGATCAAGGACAGCACGGTGGATGAGATCCGGTCAAGCCATTTCGTGGAACATCTTGACTGGCCGGAACGAGTCGATCTGTTCAATGAGCTATACCGAGTGATGAAGCCAAAGGCAACGGCGCAGATCATCACCCCACATTGGAGCCATTCTTGTTTCTACGGCGATCCTACTCACAAGGCACCACTGAGCGAATGGTATCCGTACTATTTGCTCAAGTCTTGGCGGGATGTGAATGCGCCACATGCCGGTTATATCTGTGACTTCGACCACGTGGTGGCCGGGTCATGGGATCAGAGTATCGAAGCCAGGAATCCAGAGACAAAAAGTGTCATGATGAACAAGAACATCAATTCCTGGCGCGATCTCATCATCACTTTGACATCACGGAAACCTGCTGGTTAAAGAAATGTGTTTCAGCTTGGCGCATTCCAGACAGATGCTTTCCAGCACGGAGCAAATCCTGCTAATACAACGTCATGGCCGTTCCAGTCAGATGCGTTCCAGTACGCTGTGGGGTCTTACATCACCAAGCATTACAAGCCGTGGATTGATGGAAAGCGTCCTGAAGATAAGATTCATAAAGACGATGAAGAAGTTATTGAACTTCTGACATTGTTGTTTGCTTCTGGAAAATTTCACTAATGGCATCATTAACTGGCTGCATCAAGAAGGCTCGGGAGTTTCTCCACCCAGAGGATAAGGCTGCGGTGCTTGCCCATGCTCGTGAACTTCGCAATTCAGGCCTGAGCAATGCAGATGCGGCGCGGCAAGCTGTTTCTGCAAGGATAGAACACGCCAAAGGATTGCTGTCTGATCTGGAGGTTCAACCAAGCAGCAAGCCTGTGACAGAAGGGGCTGGAACGCTTGGGGCTGGTATCAATACGGCGGCGATCAAAGGTGCGCTCACAAGCCCATATACGCCCTACCAAGGGGTTGCTCCGATCAAGACCACTGCGCATCCATTATGGGATTCGTTGCAGAAGGTATTTGCTCCGGCAAGTCGTGGCCCGATAGCTTCTATTCAAGCGGGGATCATGCGACACAACTGGGGCAAGATTGCTCACGCCCAGGAACTTGCAATAGAGGCTCTGAAAGAATCTGCTGCTGTGCTTCATAAGATGCCGGTGGCCGAGCAATTGAAGATGGCCGACGCCATCGAGCGTGGCACAAGGCTGACAGACCCGAGGCTTGCTGCGATAGCGGCTGATCTAAAAGCCAGTCAGGATGCCAAGGTAGCAGAGGTAAGGGCGCTTGGTACAGGTGCTTTGGAGCACGTACAAGAAAATTATCTGACGCATCTTTGGCAAAACCCTGAGAAGGCGGTCGGGTTCTTTGGGCGCAGGCCCTTGGAGGGAAGCAAGACCTCGCTTAAGAAGAGAACAATTCCATACATATCAGATGGTATGCGGTGGCGCGCATACGATGCAGATGGAGAGTTCGTCAAGAGCTTCGATACTGAGGCGCAAGCCAAGGCCGCTGCTGGTGCTGACGGAAGGGTTGGTGAGCCACTCAAGTTAGTAACAACTAATCCTGTTGAGCTTGTAATGCTTAACAATCGCATATTGGATAACTTTATTTCCGGGCAGAAAATATTTCAGGAAATGAAGTCTGTAGGTATAGCCAAGTTCGTTAAATTTTTGGACGATCATCCGGCTGGATGGACAAAGATTAACGACAGTATAGCCCGCGTGCTTCAAAAGAACGAAGGCGAAGGCGGAGGGATGATCCTGCGTGGTGAGTATTACGCTCCTGACGAGGCTGCTACCTTACTGAACAATCATTTGTCACCAGGATTGAGAGGAAACACTTTCTTCGAGAAATGGAGAATGCTTGGCAACATGATGGTTCAGCTAAAAATGGGTTTGTCTGGCTTCCATGCCGGGTTCACCACTTTCGATGCGATCATCAATAAAGGCGCGCTTGGCTTACAACAGATAAGCCGTGGTGATATAGCAAAAGGTTCTTATAACATCGCGCAGGCATATCTTAACCCTTTTACACCTATCGCAAATGTATGGCGCGGTGACAGAGTAATTAAAGCATATTTGGGTAAAAACTCTGATCCAGCAATGGCGCCTATTATAGAGGCTATGGAGAAATCAAATACAGCAATAGGTATGGACCCATTCTACAGAAACCTTGCTGCTAATGCTTTCAAGAACTCTATCAAGGAAGGCAGTTATGGCAAGGCGTCTGTACAAGTCCTGCCATATGTATTAGACAAGCTAAGTGCCCCGTTATTTGAATGGTTAGTACCAAGACAGAAGCTTGGAGTATTTGCAGAACTTGCCAAGGATTGGAATTCAGAGAATCCGAATGCCAGTTTAGCAGAGCAACGTAAAGCATATTCAAGAATATCTGATGATATAGATAATCGCATGGGACAGATGCGGTACGATAACAGATTCTGGAATCGCGCCTTAAAAGATGGGTTAATGGCTTCCATCCAAGCGCCTGGCTGGTTTGTTGGTACGGAGGAAGTATTCAGGGGTGGAGTATTAGATATTAAGGATATTCATAAGCTTGGTTCATTATCTAATAGAACTGCCTATTTAATAAATTTGTTTACACTGACAGCATGGACTGGCGCTGTATTAACATATTTATACACTGGTGAAGTTCCAAGAGATTTATGGGATTCGTTACATCCTAGAAATGGCAAGACCAATCCAGATGGAACCGAACAGAGATTATCGTTGGCTACATATGTAAAAGACTCCGATGCTGTTACCTATGAAGGTGTTGGTAAGTATCTCAAGAACAGAATACATCCTGCTGTAATCGCTCTTATAGAGGGTTTGCAGAATAAGGACTGGCAAGATGCTGCTATCAGAACACCTAGCGATCCTATCAGTCAACAACTAATAGATGAAGGTAAGGACATAGTCAGCAGACTCATCCCGATAGGTATTTCCAAGTACGCAAAAACAGCCAAGGAAGAAGGCAAGGAACCATCATTCTCAGACTTGTCTAGTTATTGGGACTACGCAACTTCAGGAGCAAATTGGGGATTGGCTGTAGCTCCAGGATATATTCAGAAAAGTCCTGAGCAGCGCGAGAGCAATGAGATATTGGCAAACAAGGATGCCGTGATGCAGAAGTATCGGGTTGCTCTCAGAGAGGGTAAGATGGAGCCTGATGAGGCAAGGGCACATATGCTGAAGTTTGGTATCACCACTAGGGAAATACAGTCTGTAATCAGATCAGCTAACAGACAGCCAGGAACAGGAAAACTCAGAGAGCCTGATCCTGATGCACTAGACGAATTCAATCAGCAAGGACAATAAACATGAGCACACCAACTACAGACAGGCGCTACGGCCTGACAGCAGACAAAGGCATGAAGGCTCCTTGTCGTGTAGCTACAACAACTAACATAACATTATCTGGAGAACAGACAATAGATGGCGTGGCAGTTGTTGCCGATGACCGTGTATTAGTCAAGAATCAGACCAATTCAATAGATAATGGAATATATCTAGTTAGTACAGGAGCATGGGCCAGAGATTATGATGCCGACAATAATCTCGATCTAGTTAGCGGAACTACTGTATTTGTTAATGCAGGAAGTATTAACGGTAACAGTTATTTTGTTTTGACCTCAGTTAACCCTATACAACCAGGCACTACTGGGCAAACTTGGGTAGTTGTTACGGCTGCGGCACTTGTAAACCTAGCCGCATCATCTGGTTCATCTCTGGTCGGATTCCTCCAAGCTGGAACAGGCGCAGTTGCGCGGACTACGCAGGCGAAGATGCGGGAGATTGTTAGTGTGACGGATTTCGGTGCGATTGGTGATGGGGCTACAGATAATGCCGCAGCATTCGCACTTGCGCGGACGTATGCGGCCTCATCAGTTTGCACCTTGGTATTTCCTCCTGGCACCTACAATTATTCGGTCATTCAGAATTTTAATTTCCAGGGAGCGAGATTACTTGGCCTTGGCAAAGTCAATCTACATTTCACCGGCACCGGGAACTGCTGGTCTGTTGATGCCGGGCCGAATCCAGGTGATGGGACAGTCGTCGATGTGGAGATGGACAATTTTACGATCTCGGGAACAGCATCAGCCACAAATGGTCTGTTGAGCCGAGGTGCGGATCACTGCACATTCCGAAACATCAATGTTACCAATGTAACAGCGGCCGGGCTAAATGTTGTTCGGAACACAGCAAGTCTGTTCGAGAATTTCAGGTGCTCCTTGACTGAGGCAGCATTCAGCACCACCCCAGCGAATGGGATATTGATAGAGCAGAGAGTCAGCCAACAGACCTCAGCTTGCACATTTATTCAACCGATCATAGAGGGCGTAAGCGGGTCTGGGTTAAAGCTCGCGGCCAGTGGTTGCCTGCGTTGCAATTTCCAGGGAGGCACCATCGAGGGCAACGGTGGATTGGGCATAGAAATACTTGCTAGTAGTGCTGGAAATGTATTCAATTGCATTGATCTTGAGGGCAATACGCTTGGTGATATTTCGGTAACATCAAACTACAACACATTCATAGGCATATTGGGAATCTCAAACGTAGCAAACACAATACATCTACTATCTCCTGCGCTAGGAAATACATTTCACGGCGGACAAGTCGGAAACGTGACCCTTGATTCTGGCACATATAGCAATGGATTCTTCGGGACAACTTATCTTTTTGGCGCTGGAACATATACCGATAATGGATCAGGAAATATCAGAGTCGGAACATACAACCAAAACACATCGTCTAATGAGGCACTGAGGGCCGGAACTACGCTAATCTCAGATGTTGGCGCAGTTGTGATGACCCGGAAGGCGCTTACTTATGCAGCGCCGACGGCGGTGAATGCTGCGACAGGAAATTGGTTCGACTTGACGGTTAGTGATGGATCGGCTTTTACTATTTCCAGCCCAACTAACTCAGTAGACGGTCAACGGATTTCTATTACAGTTCGCAATTCATCGGGCGGGGCTGGTGGAGTAATTACGTGGGGAGCATCTTACAAAATGTCGGCATGGACAAATCCTGCAAACGGATTCAGCCGCACCATTGACTTCAAATATAACGGAACAAATTGGGTTCAGGTTTCGCAGACAGGAGTAGATGTTCCTAACTAAAGCCTTATTATTGCACAACAGAAAGGTGACATATTTACTAATAGGCAATAAAAATAATGTCAGAACAAAAACAAGAAGGTGTTTTCCATTATAAATCTGATAAAATTGATGAGAAAATCTTGCAAGAAGTCTTGAGAATCCATGATGATATTACTATCATTAGAGCAGATCTGGTAAACGCTGAAATGATGGCGCCTGTCATATCCAAGGCTGTCGCAGATGGTCTAAAGCTCGCAGCAGGCAGTCCTGAAACGTGGGCAGCGGTGGCTGATGGCATCAGGGCTAGGGCCACGGCAAGCGCCGGAGGATGGCTATTCGGTGGACTCGCTACCTTGTTTAAGCGCCTTGCATGGATCGCCTTGATATTGATCTGCGCCTACATTGCTGGCGGCCACAAGGCGATCCTTGCATTGGTCAAGGCGGCGACTGCCGAATGATGGGGCCTGTAGCCTACCTAGTCATCGGTGAACCGCATTACAGGGCGGTGTTCCTGGAGCACGAGCCAGCCATCAAAGCAGCGGTGGAGCATCACGGACTTGTCCGAAACCTGGTGCTGGAGGATCAAGTGGCGACGCTGTGCTCGGCAGCGTATCAGCAGGGGATTGATACTGCTGACAGGAGGATGTCATGATCTTTTCTATGCAAGATTTATGCGCCATAACTGGTGCAGATTTATCTGTCATTGATAATGGCCCAGTTATCCCTAAGCCGCACACAGGGCATGAATACCAGAATCTGCCATTTGACATGGATAGTACTCCATCCCACTCAATGAGATTCATATCTACTTCTTTATTCTGAATTGCGTGGGTAAATTTCATTATGAACCTAATTGATTGGATGCAAAGGGAAGAGGGCTGCAAGCTCTACGCCTACCAAGACTCACTCGGATTCTGGACTATCGGATACGGAACTCTTATCGACCAGCGGGGCGGCGGGATAACTGAGGAGGAGGCGCTGTATCTCCTGACGCATCGCCTCGACACGACAAAGAATTCTGTTATATCCGCTCTTCCATGGGTCTCTGGGTGCGCGGAAGTACGTCAGGCAGTCATCTTCGCAATGGCATTCCAACTCGGCCTGCACGGGATGCTCGCTTTCCACAGGATGCTCACAGCGGCGCACGATGGGAATTGGGAATTAGCGGCGAAGGAACTTCTGAACTCGAAGTTGGCGACTCAGACTCCGGCACGGGCACAGCGGACGGCGGAGATGCTTCGGACGGGGGAATGGCCTTTGTAATTCCGCATAAAGAACAAAGTAGATGATCTTCTTGCGGTTTGCGCAAAAATCCAGTCCACACCCAGTTATGCCTGCACCTATCTGGAGCGATCGTTGCCACAGCTCTTTTCTCGTCATTTATGGGTACAAGCGTAGTTTTGAAACCTTTCGAGCACTCTTTGCACAGACACGTCCAAGCACCAAAGTTAATCCGACGTCGAATGTCGGCGATGTAGAAACACTTCGCCCCGCAGTTGTCGCACAAACGGTAATCTATTCCTGCCATATCATTTACCCAGAAGCTGGTATACAACCCAAGCAAAGCAGATCAGGCCTCCGACAACTGCGCCTTGTGCCATGCCGCGCCACATTGCATATAGAAAATCTCTCATGTCATTTCCCTTCTGAATGCGGCTTCGGAAGCTGCTGCCAATGAGTCGGGTGAAGGCGGCTGCGGAAGCGGATGCCAATGAGTCGGGTGAAAAGCTATATCAGTTTCCCAATAACCGTCGTGAACTTCTTCTGTTTTGTATACGTCTCCGTCCTCTGCCGGACGCACAAATATAAGCTCTTCTTTCCAGGTATGGCAATAAAAGCCAACATCCATCTCGCCGTTGTCGTTTACAAGAAGTATTTTGGTGCCGTCTTTAGGCGCTGTTTCTATCGGTAGCCAACTCATGTCATTTCTCCTTGGAGGTTAAATAATGTCACTCGATCCAGTAACAGCACTTCTCGATATTGGCAGTAAAGTCATCGACAGGCTTTGGCCCGACCCGACGCAGGCCGCCGCCGCGAAGCTCGAACTGTTCAAGCTCCAGCAATCTGGCGAACTCGCGCAGATGACTGGGCAACTGGAGATCAACAAGGTCGAGGCGGCAAGTACGAGTCTGTTCACGAGTGGATGGAGACCAGCCATTGGCTGGGTCTGCGGCGCAGGGTTTGCTTGCCAGTTCGTCATAGGGCCACTTGCGAGTTGGGGGAGCCGATTGGTAGGACATCCTGTCGATCTGCCTCCGCTCGATGTTGGCGCGATGATGCCTCTGCTATTCGGGATGCTTGGCATGGGCGCATATCGGACTGCGGAGAAGATTCAGGGCGTGGCGGCTAAGTAGGCTCTAATGAACTCCGCCGCGACTTGCGGGACGATAGCGTTGCCGTAGGCGCGCAGGCGTCCCACACGGCTGGTAGTCCCATTAGCCAACGGGAAAATGCCGGGTTGAGTTGGCCTGGCTTTGCCGTCGGAGCACTGGAGCCATTCGATGTCGCACCAAGGACTAGATACGCTTGTACCTCTATGCCAACCTGGCGATTGGATTCGGATCGCGCCTTGGCCATCGACTGATTGCTGAGCCGCATCTTTGCATCTGTCGCATTCGGCGTCGCCCAGTTGGCCAGCCACGCTGCTCGGCCCAGCCGCGCATTGATCGGCACGTTGTTGCACTGTGACCCGTCCTTCCAATCCCGCGTCGTCGGTGTCGGCCACAGTGACAATGCCACTTGTTGCGTTAGTGGTATCCCCGTATCGTGTGGCCTTGGAGGCGCAACTCCCCGACTGTGATCTTGGGCAGTCGGAGACACCCACGAACCATAATCGCTGCCTGATGTGCGGTGCCCCGACGCTGCAAGCCGGTAAATCTGTCGCCCCGACGGAGTAACCCGCGCTTTCCATGTCATCCGAAACAAGGTCGAACCAGGCGAGTGCATTGGCAACCTGCTCTCCAAACACAATTTCAGGGCTGCACTCAGTGATGAGACGGAACCATGTGGGCCAGAGGTGCCGACTGTCATCGAAGCCTTTTTGCTTCCCTGATGAACTGAATGGCTGGCATGGACAGCTTCCAGTCCAGACCGGTCGATCGTCCGGCCATCCTGCGAGTCGCAAGGCGTAGCTCCATCCTCCAATGCCTGCGAAGAAGTGGCATTGTTCATATCCTCTGAGATCGTCTGGTTTGACATCCTCGATGCTCCTCTCGTCCACATCACCGGGCGCAATATGCCCCGCAACAATCAAGATGCGCAGCCATGCCGCTGCGAATGGACCATTTTCGTTGTAGTAAGCGGCCATTTTCAGAGCGTGGCGTCGAAATAGTCATAGCCCCCGTCTCTCCGAGGTGTCACGTCGATCTGCGGAGCATCCTGACCCCTGACGTTCTCTAGCCGCACATTACCGCGGTCTCCGCTTCCGCCAGCGTACTCCGGGGCCGGGTTGTGCTGGATTCGGTCCCTCATTTCAGGCCCCCCGAAGAATTCATATCCATGTACTATCACGCACAACAACTGCAATAAGCAGAGCCAAACAGATAATCCCGGCAATCCAATGCCCAAACGTGAAAAATGCGATGGTTGCCAGAATAAGCATTAGACTTTCCATATTCGTTCCCTCATTTCATGCCCCCCAGAAGAATTAAACGGCTTCCCAATCATCGGCCAGTATGTCTGTTTGCGAAGCCAACCACGGAACGCGAGCTCCGGGGATGTTTTGCGCATCGATAGGATAGTTGATGTAAATGTACGGAAGCGTCATCTTGCTGTGTTCGTCAGGTATTTGTAGCTCAAGCCAGAGACCTTTGCCGTTCCATCCGCTTCTGGCAACTTTTCCGCCATCATTTAATAGTTCCAATGCTTGTCCTATTTTCATCTTCACCCCTTTTGTTTGCTGTCAGTCGGCTGGCGACAGCAACCCCGTCACACTTGTCGCTTAAAAGGCTCGACAGTCTGCCCGCGACGCTGTTCGTCGAATCACTGCTACGCATCATCACTGCGCTTCACCACCACCTGATAGCACTTCATGTTTTAGAGCCTGCTTGGCGAGTCTGGGTGCAGGACCACTGCCGACATACATGCGTCCCAACGCTTTGCGGCTTCGCTCGCCGCTTCTTCTTGTGACAACGGATACAGAGCAGCAGTGTCGATAGATGAAAACTGTCTGAATACGATGTACCCAACTATTTCGCGACTAGCATTGAGCAGCCGCTCAACCTCAGCGCGCAGCCGCTCAATTTCGTCGGCAGCTTCGATATTTAGCTTTCCACGTTGAATCGTATGCGGGTCTATATTCACACCAGTACGCATCATATTGGCGAGCCAAGGTTCGCGCAGGCGCTCTAGGATGTCGCTCATGTCAAGTTCCTTTAAGTTCTTCCCATACTGCCTTTGCAGCCTGATACGCGGCGGTATAGGCTCGGGTACGGCCATTTACAGCCATCCGCGAAGTGCTCTAGTGAGCGCGATAGAGCGTGCGCGCGCTTCAACGCGATGGGTTTGCCAAAGCTTCCGAGGGGCCCTTCATCAGGTGCAGCAGCGTGATACATCGCGCCGTTTCCAAACACCGATAGGTAGCCGCCGCCATTGAGAGCCCTCATTGCCGCCGCTTCCGTTTTGTTCATGTTGCCGCCCCTTTAAGTTCTTCCCATACCGCCTTTGCCGCCTGATACGCAGCGCCGCCGACCTGCCACACAAACGGCTCGGTGCTGTGCTGCCGCATTTGTAGCTGCCACCACTCACCAAAATCCTGCGCCGGCTGCCACCAAAGAAAAGTATCTGCTGCCAGCCATTCCTCACCGTCCCACTTTGTCCATTGCCAGCCCTCAGAGCATTGCTGGTGCATGGACTTGTTGAGCGTTTTGTACCACCCGACTTTTCGTGGCAGGTCACAAGGCGGACTCCAAGTCACCGACCAGGCCCCCGAATATCTGACTGCATCCACATGATGGCAAAGATCACAGCCTGCCGCGCTCGTCTGTAGTCTGGTGTTCTGACGCTTTCAGGGCGAGTATCCATCTCTTCACGGACTGCCCGGAGTAACCTTAATATCTTCTCGTCGTGCTGTTCGGATGCAGATTTGTTCACCATTTCGTTTTCCTCTTCGCCAATCCAATCAAACTAAGCCCAGCAGCAATCAGTTGCAGGGTTGGCGGCTCAGGCACTGGCGGCGGTGTGGACACGACAAGCTGATCCAAGGTGTTCTGTGTTCCGACAAACAGGCTCAGTCCAGCGCCATAGGCCTCGTACCACGAGCCGCTAAGTTGATACCAATCGAAGGCCTGGGGTATGGGTGACTGCCCAGGCATCGCAAGTCCAGAATCGGATGCACTGGAAAACACCACGGTGTAGAGGCCAGGAGGCAGCCACAGACTGTCCGCGATGCCGAACCATCCGCGCTGAAACGGCGGGATGTATGTGCTGGCCTGATAGATCAGAGAACCTGAGCCTGGAAATTCGGTGTAAATCGAGACCGTCAGATCGGCCCAGTTCTCCGAGTCGAAGTAACCATCGATATTGGTGATTGTTTCGGCCTCACCCATGCCGAACGACACTCCAAGGCTTTGCTGCCAATTCACAGAATAGAGCGCGCCATATGGATTGCTGCCGGTGTTGACCAGAGTGTTGGCTGATGCGACAGCCGCGATTGAGAGTAAGAGCGTCGCGAGTAATCGTTTCATACCAACCACCACACCAGCAGCGCAGTCCATGCCACCGAAAACAAGATCAGCCATATCCATATCCGGCGTTGTGCCTGAGCGTCGCGCAGAGCTTCCTCCATCAACCATTGGTTTTCTTCATCGTCTGTCATGGTTTCTCTCCATCTACCAATGACTTCATAGCTTTTTCGTAGAGTGGTTTAGCAGTTGTTATTACCACATGCCCGATGTAGTACATCATCGCGGCACCAGATAACACACCGAATAGATAAATTCCAAGCACAACAATTGCGTCAAATAGGTTCATGTTACCCCATCTTGTCGATAGTTAGCGCCATCAGCCTTGCGACTTCCTTGTCAGTGGTTCTCTGTCCGCCAGGCAATACCCAACCTTCATGGAATGGAGTGCCGAACTGATCTGTTCCAGCATCACCCCAGATAATCCTGCCCTTGCCGATGGTTATATTCAACTCGTGAGTGAACCGGCCAATTTCTTTGTCCTGTATATGTTTCTTTCCTGGAGCGTTCATTTAATATCGATCCTTCTCTCTTGTACCAGGTGGCAACCGGGAATCTCGACACCATCTTTCAGAAACTTTGCCAGTAATGTTTTGTCTGGCTCTGGTGGCGGTGGCGGTGGATGCCTCATATATTCAGCAGGAATAAAGTCAACCTCGTCTATTATTACTTTTGGCGGATTGTTTTTGATCGAGATTGCAAAGTAAGGACTATCTACCTTTGATATTCCTGCATACTCCATGCAGTCCAGAAGATACTTCTTCAGCCTGGCAGACCTATTCTCAAGGGCCTTCCTGCGACTGTGCATCTGTTCTTCAGCCTGCTTTATAGAAGAAGCCAAGGCTTCCAGGTTACGACTGAACATCGCAACGTTGGTGGCCTTGGTTTCAAGATCACCGCCGAGCGAATCCAGAGTATCCCTGACAGTTACCTCATCCAAGTCCAATTCCGATAACTTCTCGATGGACTGACGGTACTCTGTAGCTAATTGATATAACGCTGGTAATGTCATAATAAATCCTTGCTTTGCTTCGCAGAACCCTGCCACGCCGCGCCCCACACCGCCGAGCCCATCCGCGCCAGCACTGCCTGGCATCACCGCGCCCTGCCCGACCGCGCCGCGCCGTGATTATATTAAGCAACAGCTTTCAATACTTCAACTTCTTCCCACTTGGTAACAACAAACTTCCCATATGGCCCTTTTGTTGCTGGCCTGAAGTCTCCTAGCCCGATACGCTTCCCAGCATCATCGACAATCATTCTGAAAATCTTTGCTCCGGCAATAGACGTATCAAGATCGACAAGGAATTCCAGCGCCCAGTCATCGAACATAGGCCGATGAGCCAAGATTCGGCCACCAGTCGATGGGATGCGTACAGCGCGTGTATCGACCTTCCACGGCTGCTTTGTAATCAGTGTGATCTCAGCGCCTTCGATATCGACGCAGGCATACAGGTGACTACTCTTGCTGGTGGTTAGTTGAGTCTTGCCAGCTTTGTGAAACCGTCCGCCCTCTACAAGGCACCGCATTAGATTAGGCTGAGGGATCATAGGTTTACCATCCAACCCGATATATAGCTTGCTCTCTGCAATCTCTAGCGGTGTTCCACGATCCTGTGCGGCTCCCGATCCACGAGTTCCATTCGTTGCTGATTCCGCTGCTGCATCGGTAAACTTGTTGCAGATCAGCGGTGTTGTACCTTCGATTCTGATTGATAGTTTCATAATTCCTCTTTAGTTAAAGCCTTGCCTATCCTTGCAGCGCTCGGCATTACCATGCAGGGCCCGGCAATACATTGCGTCGCCTCGCCGACCATTGCCCCACCGAGCAATGCTGTGCAGCGCCGGGCACTACCACGCCGGGCAAAGCCCGGCATTACCATGCCATCTAATTAAAAGGTATATCGTCATCCATATCGCCGAATGGCGGAGGATCGTTCTCGGTGTATGCCCTCTTGGGAGCTGACTTTGCAGCAACCCGATCAGACACTCGTGCAGGAGACCTCGGGGGAGACGCAACCCTGTTGGCCTTGATCCGCAAACCGCCAGTAACTTTGCCACCGTACGAGATAGATGGGTCTGTGTAGAGCACAACTTCCTGGCCCTTCCAGTCGTCAGTCTCATCAGAGTTCAGGGCGTTGGCGATCAAATTCATGTTGGTCGGGTTGAGCACCATGCCCTTGTCGAATTCCTTGAAGTAAATCACGTACTTCATTTCCTCAGAATCGCCATCACGTGCAACGTTTTCCACTTTGACGCCACGAATAGTGACAATGTAATCTTCTTCCACATCAGCCTGTTTCAGGTATTTGCTCGGCATCATTTTGCTTATCTTCATGTTCCAGTTCCTGTTTGAGTAAAGTGCAGGGTTTTGAATAGACCCTGCGAACTATAGTGGCGGCCAACCAAGGAGTCCAACGTCACATAACCAGCCGCCAATCCCTAAAGCCACAGCATCGATACTGCGATTAATCCAATCACGATTAGCCAGATATAAACCAACCCGTGATGCTTCGGCCTTTTATAGCCGTAAATAGATATTGCATCCATTACGCTGTCTTTCATTCTGTCCTGGCAATATCCCCAGCGAAAAGGATAATGCAGAAAGTCCTTATTCGACATATCGATTGGCAAGGCCCCTCCATTGTTTATTTTGGTCTAACGACTTATGCAGACTATATTGAGTGCTCAAAGCCATTTCTATAGTAACTCCTGCACAAGTCCAGTAATTCCCGGTCCAGAAGCTGAACATAACATTTCCCTTCTTTCGCCGCTTCACCTGATATATTCCAGGATATGTTGGTTTGATATAATAATCGAACCATTCCGTTGTTATTCCTTTACTGACAAGGCCAGCCGGTTTCAACAATGAGTGCGGCAATGGATTAGTCATTCATTATTCCTCTCCACATTAGTATCTGATCTTTTTCGTCGCCATCGAAAGCGAAATATGGTCCTTCCGATAATACTTTGTGTTTCGTATACGTACCCCAATAGCCGCTCCAGTAACACCAATATATCGATGCCCCGAAATAATGTGGTGCTTTATATGGACGCACCAAGGCTTTTACTTGGTACAGACCGTGATGCACCGGCTTTACCTTTGCCTGAAACCAAGGCGTCATCCGATGTATCATGCAGCCTCCTCATCTCGATAGCCCCACGACATACGATCATGGAGTTGAAGTAGCTCATCTTCCCATCGTTCGATGATATGCTCTTGCAGCACATCCTCCGGATGCTTGCACCAGACCCCATTGATGAGCGCGCCAGTGATGAACAGTTCTGCCGGCTCACCTTCTTCCGGCGTGTCTAGGCTGTAGCATGGCTCGGAACCTGGGTGAAATTCGTACTCTACCAGGAACTCTACTTCCCCAGCCCGTAACACGTACATTTCACGGTTTGGATCAGTCGGGTACAGGCTTGTGCCCTCGTACTGAGCCAGCCTCTCTTTGTCTGTGCCGTATGCCATGATGGACCCCATGTGTTGCTGACACTGTGGATTATAGTCGATGGTTAGACGATGCCAATATCCTTATCTGTAACATCGGTAACAATACGTAACACTATCATCGCATGCTCGCATTGGTGTAGAATAGGATATGAGATTGGTTGTTCGTTAGGGCATTTGGGGCGTCTGAAGTAGCTGCACTCGGCGCAGGAGACACGAGGATCGATATCACGATCACGGCGCACCAGCCGATCAGCGAGGGCCGACGCGCGGTGGTCTGGAAGCAAGTTGTTCAGAAATAGTCGTTCACGAGCCAAGAACAAGTCGATCTCTGCGGTGTTCATCGCCTCGCTATGGGGCCAACAAAAGCGGTCTGGATTTAACATAGGAGAAAAATATGGTTGACCTCAATGCTTCCGTAAAGGAAATGAAAGATGGTCGAGTAGCTATAGCAATAAAACTAGCGTCTGGCATAGAAGGTAGACTAGATGGTGCCAGTGAACGTGCTCAGGCATTGGCCCTGTTACGTCTTATATTCAATGAACTTAGGCGGCTAGGATGTAGCGATGCAGGAGTAGAAGTGTTCATTTCTGCTGTAGCAAGATCAGTATTGATCGACAAGTACGATTTGGCCACCTTGTGGGGCATAGGATGAAGTACATGATTACACCATTGTCAGCCGTGGTGCATGGCGTAGATGAGTCTGCGATCTTTGGTGAGTATCGTACCATCGTTAGCATCGAAGATGATGGTGACGGTATTTACATACAACTGGATCAGGATAAGGAGAATCGGCCAGGAAGAATTAAGCTCAACGGACTCGAAGAACTACACAAAGTAGTCGAAGCAGCGACCAAGCTGATGAAGGCTCACGAGAAGCCCGCTGAGATCGTAGAGACCGATGACTACAAGTGCCCGAACTGTCCTGCTGAGAAGCTGGTGGAGTTGTACCATAAACAATTGCCTGAACTGCCTAGAATTGTAGATATGTCATCGACCAGACTGAAACATTTGGCCGCACGATGGAGACAAGTTGTTGCTGAAGAAAAGATGACGCGCCAGGAAGGTTTGAATTGGTGGGTAAAGTTCTTTGGCATGGTCAAAGAGTCCCCGTTCTTGATGGGCACCAACAATCAGAACTGGCGCGCCAGCCTGGACTGGCTCATCGTACAGGACAACTTTCTCAAGGTGATCGAAAGGAAATATCACCGTGAAGTTTCGTGATGGCTGAGAAAGTAACAATCGGGAACGCGGAACTGTGGCACGGGGACTGCCGCGATGTACTGCCACTACTGCCGAAGCATGACCTGCTACTGACTGACCCGCCGTATGGCATTGGCACTGGAGCTGCATCAGTTGGCAGGGGTGCGAAGCTGTGGGGCGCACAGGATTGGGATTTGGTGATTGCCAATGACGCTGTGCAGCTATCGCTTTCAAAGGCTGGGACGGCGATTGTTTGGGGTGGCAATTACTACCCGCTTCCGCCTTCTCGGTGTTGGCTTCTCTGGGACAAAAAGCAATCGGATGCTTGGTATTCAACGGCTCACTTCGAGATGGCTTGGACGAACATGAACAAGAACTCCCACGCATTCCGAATGTCGCGAGTAGAGGCGCACACAGGGATGAACAAGGAGCACCCTTCGCAGAAGCCTTTACGACTGATGTCGTGGTGCATCGACCAAGCGGGCCGTCCTGGCGTTGTGCTTGACCCTTTTATGGGCAGCGGCACAACCGGCGTTGCCTGCGCCCAGCTTGGCAAAGCCTTCACAGGCATCGAACGCGAGCGCAAGTATTTCGACATTGCCTGCGAGCGCATCAGCCGCAGCCAGGCACAGGGCAAGTTAATACCACATGAATCAGCGATAAATCAGATACAGGAACCATTGTTATGAAGTTTCGTGAAGCACTGGAGAAGAAAGAAGAATCGGCTGATGACCGCATGTGTCGGGCCAGTGGATGCCCGAACCGATGGAGCGTGAGTATCGATGGCAAATTATGCCAGTGGCACGCATTCGCAGAGATGATCGACTGGCCGCGTATCACTCGTGAGCAGATCGACAACGAAGCGGCACGGATCCGAAAGTCTGTCGCACCGAAACAACCGCAGCATCAATACACTCGGGAAGAAAAGAAGGAAATACTGCGCAAGTTGCCTGCTGCGGCGAAGGAATTGAAGCTGGAAACGGCCAGGCTTGGATGGGCGTATCAGCTACGGGCGCGTGACGAAGCCGGGGAAGCTCTTACACCGTACCAACGTACAGCATGGCGCGAAGCATTGAGGAGGATTGAATGAAGAATAACAAATTTCATCGATGGTTCGTTTCGCAGCACTTGGATCGTCCATCAAAGCTGGAAATAAGCGAGCTAATGGACGCGATGAGCGCCAAGCAAAAAGAAGTAGATGCACTTGCCAGACTAATCCGCGAATGTCAGGACTGGCATATCCAATACAAAAGTGCGCTACTCGCATGGAAGGCAAGAGCGTATGAAGATGCGCTACACCTATGGAACGAAAGAAAGCATGAAGATGAGAAAGATTAGAAATATGAATGAAAAAATCTGTCGTGAGTGTGGTAAGACAGAAAGAGATCATCACGAATTCGATCCGATGATGCCTGATCCACGTTGTATGTGCGATCCTAGAGACTGGTTCGATGATGGAATAACAAGGATTTGCCCAGAATTCACGCCACGCGACGAAGATCAAGAACAAGATGGGCGTTGTAAAGTATGCGAACATGTCGAGGCTTGCCACGGCTGAATGAAGCAGACCTTCTACATGGCCCATGCTGAGGCTCGCAGGAACGCCATAGAAGCCGTCAGAAACGCGCCTGAAGGCTACAAAGTCACCATCGACTCACCAAGGCGCACTGACCCAGAGAATCGTCTCATGCACGCTCTGATAGGCGAGGTTGCAGCGGCCAAGGTATGGGATGGGAAGCGCCTGCCGATGGAAGTCTGGAAGCGCCTGCTCGTTGCAGCTTGGTGCCGGGCAAGTGGTGAACCTGCTGAGATGTACCGATCCTTGGACGGTCAAGGCATAGATATTGTGCCGAAACGCACAGGAAAGCTCACAAAGAAGGAATGTGCAGACCTTATAGAGTTTATTTACGCCTGGGGCGCAGAAAATGGAGTAAACTGGTCTGTGGACATATAATTGCCGGAAAAATTTTGTGAAAAGTAAAAACTCTAAGGCGATTTCACATGCAGAGTCAAGGCACATGCAGAGGGTCAAAGAATTACCCTGTTCAGTATGCGATTCTCCAGGTCCGAGCGACGCGCACCATATCAACCAGGGTCAGCACTGGACTGTAGTGGCATTGTGCAAGGACTGTCATCAGCATTCATTTCATGGATGGCATGGGCAAAGATGGGCATGGCAATTGCGCAAAATGGATGAACTTGATGCTTTGGCAATTACGATAAAGCGGATAATTGGAGATAAATATGATTAAACCGTGGCTTAGTTTCACTGTTCCTGGTGTTGCAGTTGCAAAGGGCCGAGCGCGAGTGGTCAAGGGCCACGCTTATACGCCTGAGAAAACAAAGACCTATGGCGATACTGTTGGCTGGATCGCCAGGGATGCGATGGGTAAGATCGGGCGGCAGCTTACTTTGGAGCCTGTTTATGTCGAGATCGACATTGGAGTTCCAATTCCAAAAGGCTTTGGAGTAAAACGCCGTGCGGCGGCTCTGTCTGGGGAGTTACATCCCACGCAGAAGCCTGACCTGGATAACATCATCAAATCGATCTATGACTCGATGAACAAGATCGCGTACAAGGATGATGCCCAGATCGTCAAAACGCTCGTAAAGAAGATATACGCTCCTGAACCATATGCGGAAGTGCGTGTATGGCGCATGATTGATCTAGTATGAAGTCTGTTCTCGTAACAGGTGGCGCGGGGTTCTGGGGGTTTGGATTTGCCAGGGCCGCTCTGGACTTGCAGTGTGTTCAGCGAATCTGTATCTATAGCCGAGGTGAACACGCACAGCATTTAATGCGACAACATCTTGGTAATAATCCATTGCTGCGATTCTTTATCGGGGATGTGCGGGATAAAGACAGGCTGCTCAGGGCCATGCACGAGGTCGATGTGGTGGTTCATGCAGCGGCGCTGAAGAGGGTGGAGGTGGGAGAGTACGACTCAGGTGAGATAGCCAAGACCAATGTTGGTGGGACACAATTTGTTATCGAAGCTGCTCAGGAAACTGGAGTACGAAAATGTGTGCTCATCAGTAGCGACAAGGCTTGTGAGCCAAGGAACTGCTACGGAGCGTCGAAGTTAATGGCTGAGAAGCTGTTTCTGTCGGCCAATAACTCTCGCGGCCAAACTGGTCCGATATTTTCTGTCGTGAGATATGGAAATGTGGCCGGCAGCACAGGATCGGTAATCCCCACATGGTCACGTGAGCATGAGCAAGGCCGTCCAGTAAGACTTACTCACCCCGACGCCACACGATTCTGGATGACTCGTAAAGAGGCTGTAGGCTTGGTGATGCGGACAATCGACACGATGAAAGGTGGAGAACTGGTAATTCCAGAGCTACCGGCGTACAGATTGGCTGATTTGGCTACAGCAATGGGAGTGGAATATAACGTTCATGGACTGAATCCGGGAGAGAAAATGCACGAGTCGATGAAACATGGCGAGACAAGTAACGATGCGAGACGCATGACAATCAGCGAGATTCGTGAACAACTGAAGGTGATTTATGCTTAGTCCGTTTTGCGTGGTAAAAGATTTCGAGCGCAATCTATGTGAATATACAGGTGCTAAATATGCTGTTACCACCACTAGCTGCACACAGGCTATATTGATGGCGTGTGCATATTGGCGGTATAAAGATAAGTCATATGTATGTAAGATGCCAAGACTATCTTATGTTGGCGTTCCAGCAAGTATTTGTAATGCTGGACATGCAGTCGAATTCAGGAGTGAAAATTGGCAAGGGGAATATGAGATTTTCCCGTTACCGGTCTGGGACAGCGCGCGCCGGTTCACATCCGATATGTTCAGGCCAGGCCTGATGCAATGCGTAAGTTTTCACGTGAGCAAAATCCTGGGAGATACTCAAGGAGGCGCGATTCTGCATGATAACGACGAAGCAGATCAGTGGCTAAGACGAGCTAGATTCGATGGCCGCACAGAAGGAGTTGATCCAAAGAACGACCAGGTTCAATATCCGTCGTGGCACGCTTATATGAGTCCAGATGTTGCAGCTAGGTTGAACTGGAAGTTATCTGTTCTACCAAAGCATAATGCCGATCTACCCAGGAGTGATTACCCTGATCTGAGTACGTTGAAGGCGTTCCAGAATGACTGAGCTTGATCGTCAAATCCGCACCGACATACAGATGCAGGTAGTTGCCCGTGAAAAGGAGATTCATCTTCTGTTCAGCGAAGTGTCTGGCGACAAAATGATTCCAGCCTATACCAGTAACTTCCTGCTCAGTGCCTCGGATGCGCTTGCACTCAGCACTTTGCTGGCGGACTTGGCATATGAAATAGAAACGACTCTGAAGCCGGTTGGGAGCGCGCTCAAGGCTGAACTGATTGAGAAGCACAGGATCAAGATCACCAAGCGAATTGAGTTGATGCTCAACAGCACCAGATTCAAAAAGACCGTCTCGAACAGCGTGTTAGCCAAGAAGATGACGGATGTCTCACTGAAAGATGTATTCGATCTATGAATGTTGTAGCAATAATCCCTGCGCGTGGCGGGAGTAAAAGGGTTCCACGCAAAAACGTAAGCCAGTTCCGTGGCCATCCTATGATCTGGTACGCCATTCGTGCTGCTCAGGCCGCAAACATTTTCACGAGCATCATTGTTTCGACTGACGACCAGATGATTGCTGATGTGGCAAATTCATATGGCGCAGTAGTCTCAATGCGCGAGCCTGATGACGGCGTCAGAGGTACACAGGAACTCACAGCAGAGGTTCTGAGGGCGTGCTCCATCGATACTGGACTGGCGTGCTGTATTTATCCTTGCGTTCCGATGTTACTGGCGACTGATCTTATCTCAGCGCATCACGAACTGGTAGATGAACATCACGATTACGTTATGTCTATAGATCGGTCTGGAGCTGACATCGGTATGTTCTATTTCGGCCATGTGGAATGCTTCCTGAAGGACGTTCCTCTGCATGGGGCTGGCACCGCTTACCAAGTGATACCAGACGAGAGGGCTATCGACATAAATACCCAGGAGGACTGGAAAAGGGCCGAACATATGTACGACTCATTTCTGCATAATCTGATGCTTGACATGAGGGGCCATGTATGAGCAACACTGAAGGGTTCTGGAGCGGTGAATTCGGAGACGACTACCACAAGCGCAATCGTGTCGATTACCGGGACCGTTTACCGTTCTGGCAATCTGCTGTCCAGTACACAGAGCCGAGAAGCGTGCTGGAGATCGGTTGCGGTCCAGGCTGGAATCTTCTGGCTCTGAGAGAGGTGCAACCGACGCTCGATCTATACGGTATAGAGATCAACGAAGGTGCGGTAGCAGAGGCACGTAGCAATAACCTGAAGGTCGATCATGGGACCTTCGACACCGCCAAAGCAATGTACGAACCTGGAGCCGTCGATCTTGTGTTCACCAGCGGGGTGCTGATCCACGTTGCGCCGGATGATCTTGATCGCTGCATGAACGCGATGATCGAGATAAGTGGACGATATGTCATGGCTATCGAGTACGACGCTGACCGGGAAGTTCCCCGTGTTTACAGAGGCCACGATGACAAGCTATGGGCCAGGCCATACGGCAAGCTCCTGGAGAAGAAGGGGCTGAAACTGTTGTCTGAAGGCATGGCAGGTGGCTGGGAAAGTGCGACCTATTACTTACTGGAGAAGGCACAAACATGATTCGTTGTAAAACATGCGTGCTTCCTGATTCCAGACCCGACACTCCTTTCATAGATGGTGAGTGCTCGGCCTGTATCAGCTACCGCAAGCGGCCAATAATAGATTGGGACGAGCGCAAGCGGCAGCTGCTGGCTTTGCTGGGCCGACACGGATTCAGGTGTATTGTTCCAAGTTCCGGCGGTAAGGACTCTACAGCGCAGGTCATAAAACTTCAGGAGTTGGGGTGTGATGTAACGGTTGTGACTGCTAGGACATGTCAACTTACATCGGTCGGCAGAGAAAACATCGACAATTTGGCGCGGTACGCCAGGACAATCGAGGTCGTACCAAATATGACTGTCAGGGCAAAGCTCAATCGACTTGGGCTTGAACTGGTTGGGGATATATCGTGGCCTGAACATTCTGCAATCTTCACCACGCCATTCAAGATGTCAGTGGCATTGGGCATCCCGCTTCTGTGGTACGGAGAAAACCCGCAGAACCAGTACGGCGGCCCTATGGGAAGCGAAGAAGCGATGCAGATGACCCAACGCTGGGTCAGTGAGTTCGGTGGCTTCCTGGGACTACGAACCACAGATGTGGTCGGCATGGAAGGGATTACAGCCACAGACATGCTGGACTACCAGATGCCGAGAGGTGACGATTTGTCACGGGTTGGGACCGAGGCTCATTTTCTCGGCCAATATCTGCCCTGGGACTCTAACGAAAACGCCATGATCGCAGCAAGGCA